GAGTAATTTTATCTTACATCAGTTTGGAGGTTTACACAAACTTTGGGATGCTCCCGTAGAAGAAAGTATGTGCAAGTCCATTGCGGAAGACGATTTCCTTTACGTTGCTACCTTCCATGACGATAGAATCAATGATTTCCTGGAAGAAGTCTCTTAGGATTTCGGCATCCATATCCATTGCCAGTTTTTTGAAATAGATATAGTCTTTTCCTGCCAGCTCTTTACTCATGATGAAGTAGCTGGCTCTTTTTATGAAGTTCTCATCTGAGATTGTCTCGATACCACGTCCACGGTCTATCATGCCAAGATTCTCATTGATTTCCTTTAAGTAGTCATCAAGAGCCTGTTTGCGGATTACAAAGTCTTTTTCGCTGATCGGGTTATCGGCATACAGGTAAAGATTCATAAGCCGGTCTAAGGCACGCTCAGTCTTTCTCTTCTCAGCACGTAGCCGCTTCAGCTCCGGATCTATGGTAGTAGCTTTCTTTGGCTTCCGGAAGCGTTTGCCATCCAGTGGTGTAGAAGAGAACATATGGAAGCAGCTATCCAGTCCGTCCTTGCCGATGTGGTCCACATTTTGAAATGTGCCACCATTCAAGAGAGCGTCTTGCAGCTCCGATGTGTCATGTATTGAAGAGGAAGCGGCTCTGGCATGCATCATGTTCAAGACATAGTTAAGCACGAATTCACCGATCACCGGATCAGAGATGGACTTTGTATTGCATGTCTTTTTCTTCCGAAGGTTCGGGCATGCGTACTTGGAAGGCCTGTATCCGGATGCCAGCAGTCTGGAAGGAGTAGAAACGTACTGAGAGCCACACGTTCCGCAGTAGAGCAACCCACCGAAGATGTGAATTCCCTTTGAGGTATGTTGCTGGCCAGGCAATCGCTTTGACCGGGAGTTTGACTGCAAGATGCGGTTCATGTTGTCAAACTGCTCGTCTGAAATGATTCGTGGGTGGTGATCTGGCACCTCAATCCATTCGGACGGGTCTTTTTCGATTTTAAGCCCCGGTATCTTGTAGTGATTGTATCTGTATATGCCGGTATAGAACGGATTGGTCAAGATGATAAATATGCTGACCGGCGACCAGTCGTTGCCAGCTCTCGAAGCATAGCCATCTTCATTCAAAGTCCTGGATACCATTACCAGTGAACGGTGTTCTGAATAGAGGTCGTACATCTTGCGCACAAGAAAAGCCTCCTCCTGGTTGATGGAGAAAGTCTTTGAATCCTTGTCGTAGTCGTACCCATAAGGTACACGACCGCCATTCCAGAGCCCGTTCTGTGCTCTGGAAAGCATTGTGGCAGTTACACGTTCAGACGTCATGTTACGTTCTAATTCAGCGAAGACCAGGATGATTTTCAGCATGGCTTCTCCGATAGCTGTACTGGTGTCAAATTGTTCATTCTTGCTGACGAAGGTTACGCCCAGGTCCTTCAGTTCCTGGTACATAGATGCAAAGTCCAGAAGATTCCTGGAGATACGGTCAATCTTCCAGCAGAGAAGATGCGTGAACTCTCCGGCACGGATCCGGCGCATCATGTTCTGAAATTCCGGACGATCAGTATTCTTTCCACTGTAGCCAGCGTCCTCGAAGACAACATAGTCATTTATCCCAAACATGAGCTGTGCGTAAGTTATAAGCTCTTGCCTCTGCATAGGGAGAGAGTCCCTGTCTATCTGATAGTTTGTGGATACTCTCACGTAAAGAGCAGCCTTTTTGGGAGTCTCACTTGTATTATTTCTGTTTATGCTCATTATTCCACCTCAAAAAAGAAAAAGCCCCTTTATGGGGCAATTTCAGCTTATATAGGCGGCATATTTGTTCAGAACCGCCCAAACTACTTTCCGGTCATCGAAAGAAGCGATCTGATAGCAAGCGAGCAATCGCTCCAGCTCCTTTACGAAGTCCTCTTTTCCATTGCTGTTTTCACAGCGGATGTTTTCAGTTCCCATAAAACGTTACCTCCTGTTCTTACGGACGTACTCGAAGTAAGCGGTAGAGATTATGCTTGCCTCTTATCCGCATATTTCTCAGGTATAACCATGTGAGTCCGCAGGAAGTCCTTGCACATAGACTGTCTGTCTACCGGTATTCGATGAATGATGTTGAGCCATTCTTCATCTTCAAGACTGAGAGTCTTTGATTCCGCTTCTTCCCCGGTAAGAAGAAAGTCAGTAGATACATGGAAGAATTTCGCTATAGGCGAGATCAGATCTGCTGAAGGACTGCCCTTGCGGATTTTCCAGCCGTTCACGGTTGCTTTGGAAACATTGATGGCATCTGCCAATTCCTTCTGTTGAAGCCCGTATTTGTCGAGCAAAAAGAATACACGTTCTCCGATAGTCATAAAAAATACCTCCAAAAGTATGCAAATGATTACTATTTTGCTTGACAAGTAAGCTTTTGTTGATTATGATTGGTTTGTACAACACAAAACAACATACAAATCATTGCAATTTACATCACGCTTTGTAATCAAAGCGGTAAAAAATCAAGGAGATATGCCAGTATCTCCAGTCAGTGTTTGTCAGTACACTTTTGTTTATTTTACAGCAGATTATCAGTGATGTAAAGCAAATTTCTGAGGAAGGAGGAAGACATGAGCCGTAAGTTATCGCCTTGGTGCAAAAAAGTTAAAAAGAAGCTCATCGACCTCGACATGACAACCACGGAACTTGCAGAAGTCATCGGTTTATCCAGAGGGCATGTTTCCGCAGTCGTTAATGGACGGTCGTATTCAGCAAATACTGTAAAACTTATCAGCGATTACTTGAATGTTCCGTATGATTGTGGCTGTACCTTATAGGTTATGAGCTTATTTTAAGCCATAAGGAGGAAAGAAACAATGGATAGCAATTGTAGGAAACTGGGTGAAACCCCATATCGTGAATGTAGAAAGCAGGCTGCAATCTACAATGATGCTCTAGGCAGCATGGAAAGAGCTGCTGAGATGCTCGGTGTTTCGGTTAATACGCTGAGCAATTATGAGCTGGGAGTCACGGTACCTCCGGTAGACATTATCATCGTGATGGCTGACCTGTATCGTGCTCCACAACTGAAGACAATGTATTGCAAGAATGAGTGCTTGATCGGAAGGCGTATGCCAGTAGCTGTTGAAGCCGGAAACATTGATAATATAGTGATCCGGATTATTAAGCAGTTCAAGGAAAGCCGGATCGAAGGCTTGAAAGATAAGCTCATCGGAATTGCAGAAGACGGGAAAGTCAGTGAAGAGGAAGAAAAAGAACTCAACGAGATATGCCAGGAATTGGATGAAATGGTAAAGACAGTATGGGAATTGAAGTTAGTCCAGGAGAGGGAGTGTAGCTGTGGAATTACCAGAAAGAATTGAAAAGCGAATGAAGCAGTATGGACTCAATACATTGGAAGAAATGGTCCAGGCTATTGACCAGCAGGAACCGATAGACATCGGAATTTTTGTATCACCGGTAAGAGGAAGTGGGATATATGAAAAACAAAGTGCTAAGTTGGCTTAGTTATGTATCAATCGGAATAATCATACAGTGCTTCGTGATTGTGCAGATGTGCAATGTCAGAGAAGCGGTAGAGATTGGAGGAGAGTATCTGATCCTGCCAGCAATGATTATGGTCAGAGTTGCGCTTGCAGATGCTTTCGGAGAAGAAAAATGATGGAAATATGCAAAGAAGTAGTAGATCAGACAGTGAAAGAACTCAGAGCCGGAGGTTTTGATATCAGCGATGAAGAAGTAAGACAGGCAGAGCAACACTGTTTGAGAAAGATTAAGGTCGCAGGAAAGGGCGAAGGATATTTCGAGATGCTATTCCCGGATGTTCTGAGAGAGTATCTATTCCGGAAGATATTGAATGCGATCAGTTTACTAAGCATGATGGAGGTAGAAGATGTGCAGTGTATGTTTACAGAATCCATGTGATAGCAGATGCCCAAATGCTCCAGAACCAAAGCCGGTATGTTTATGTTCTGAATGTAACGAAGGGATCTATGAAGGAGATAAGTATTTGGAAGGTGTGAACGGACCTGTTTGCACAACATGCTTATCAGATATGACAACAACAGAAATTATAGAGCTGTGTGGAGAAGAATTATCCACAGCAGAAAGGAGTGATTTGTAATATGGCAGGAACAGAAGTATCAGTGATGAAAGAGTTGAAAGGGATTCTTGCAACCGATAACGTAAAGAACCGGTTCAATGAAGTCCTGGGAAAGAAAGCACCGCAGTTCATGACATCTATCATCAATGTGGTTAGCCAGAATAACCAGCTGAAACAGTGCAGTGCGAATTCTATCATGAGTTCAGCCTTGGTAGCGGCGAGCTATGATCTGCCGATCGACAGTAACCTGGGATTCAGTGCATTGGTTCCATACAAACTGAAAGACGTAGGATACCAGGCGCAGTTCCAGATCATGTACAAAGGATTTATCCAGCTTGCAATCAGAAGCGGATATTACAGAAGAATGAATTATGCAGTAGTGTATGCGGACGAGCTGGTTTCTTACAATCCCGTGTATGGAGACATTGAGTTTGCCAAAGATTTCAGCAATCTGAAAGATAGAAAGAGCGGGGACAGAGAAAAGATTGTAGGATATTTTGCATGGTTTGAATTGAATACCGGATATCGGCAGGAGTTGTACATGACGGTGGAGGATGTAGAGAATCATGCTGCGAAATATTCACAGGCATACAGATATGACAAGAACTACCACAAGAAAAACAGTAAGTGGACAACAGACTTTGATGCAATGGCACTGAAGACGGTGATTAAATTACTGCTCAGCAAGTGGGGAATCTTATCTGTTGAGATGCAGAGAGCCCTGGAAGACGATCAGAAGATTTTTGATGAAAATGGTAATGCAGAGTATACGGACAATCCTTCGGGACCAGTGCAGGACATTGACGAGCCGATAGATGTCTTCTCGGAAGATGTTCAGGAAGCTCCGGAAGAGCAGGAAACCACGGAAGAAACAAGTGAGGAAGGAAAGTAAGAAGATGAATGAAATGAGTACAAAGTTCCAGCTGACAGCGGATAACTACTATTCCGATGAAGCTAACAGAGAATATCTTTCCGTATCTCAGTTCAAAGATTTTGTAGGGACGTATGGAAGAATGGGCTGTGAGGAAATGGCACTTGCTAAGATCAGAGGCGAGTATAAGACGGAACCGTCAAATGCAATGATGATCGGCAGCTATGTGGATTCCTATTATGAGGGCACATTGAATGAATTTAGAACCAAGAATCCTCATATATTCCGGAAAGATGGAAAGCTGTTATCTGGATTCCAGAAAGCAGAAGATATCATTGCCAGGACAGAGCGTGATGAACTTTTCCAGAAGTATATGTCCGGGCAGAAACAGGTAATCATGACAGCGGAGCTGTTTGGAGTTCCTTGGAAGATTAAGATGGACTCTTACCTGGAGGACAAAGCGATCGTAGATCTGAAAGTGATGGCAACGCTCACAAAGTTGAATTGGGTTCCAGATATCGGATATTTGGATTTTGTCAGATACTGGGGCTACGATATACAAGGAGCTGTTTACCAGGAAGTTGTGTATCAGAATACGGGCAAGAGACTCCCGTTCTTCATTGCCGGAGCTTCCAAGGAAGAAGATATTGACATTGAAGTGATCCATGTGAATGACCATTACCTCAAAGAAGCACTTTCAATTGTTGAGCATAACATCGAACGCATAAAGCAACTAAAAGAAGGAACAGTGAAGCCGGACAGATGCAATACATGCGGATGGTGCAGACAGACAAAAGTTCTGAAGAGACCGATAAGCATCATGGACCTTACTGCTTCGATTTAGGAGGTGTATGGTTTGGCGTGGATTAGTGTAGAGCAGACATTGATTGGAAAAAAGTTAAGAGTCTTAGCGAAAGATGTAGGGTGTTCCCAGAATGAAGCAATAGGGATTCTGATAAACCTGTGGCTCTGGGGAATGGACAATGCAAGCATGGACGGGCTTATGGACGGAGCTGAGATTGCGGATATTGCATTGGCAATCAAGCCGTGCCTGTCAGATAGCCTGGATCCGGAAGAGGTTGTGGGTAAGCTCTTGGATAATGGTTGGATAGATTGCAACGAAGAAGAGTTGTTTATCCATGATTGGGAAGAGTACAGATATTATTACAACAAATATGTCAGTGAGAAAAAACAGCACTCGAAGAGGCAGAGAGAGTATGTGGCAAGAAAGAGAGCTGCTGAGAAAGCCGCAACCAAGCTGAAGGAACAGAAAGAGCAAAAGTTGGAGAAGACGGTTCCAGAAGAAAAGCCAGTTAAGAAATCTCCGTATACTACAGCGTTTGAAACACTGTGGAGTGCGTACCCAAGGAAGAAAGATAAAGGAAATGCCTACAAGAAGTATAAAGCTAGACTCAATGACGGCTGGTCTGAAGAAGAACTGCTTGCAGCTGTTACCGCATATGCAACGGAATGCAAGAGGAATCGGACAGATGAAAAATACATCAAGCATGCAAGCACATTTTTTAGTGAAACCACGCCGTTTGTTGATTATCTGAAAAAGAAAGAAGAGACAGTGAAACCGGAAAGAACAGACGAAAGCAATCCGTTCCGATAATGAGGAGGTGGCTATAGATGGATTGGACAAGAGTATTGCCAATATCTGAATCTGGAGCAGAGCGAATGGCTGAAGGAGATCGCATCGGAGAAGACGGACTTGTGTACTGTGGAAAGTGCGGAAGCAAAAAGCAGTTGCGTGTCACATTTGGGGATAAAACCCATGTAGTCAGATGCGTGTGCAAATGTGAATCAAAAGAGATAGAAGAGAGGAAAAGGCAGGAAGAATATGAGGAGCAGATGCGCAGAATCAACCGGCTGAAAGAAGCGTCCATGATGGATAAAAAGTACCGTGAGGTCACGTTTGATAAGTACGAAGTCAGAGAAGAAAACAAGAAAGTGTTTGAGATGGCGAAGAAATATGCCGACAGATTCCAGGACATGTACAAGAAGAACCAGGGACTGTTACTGTACGGACCAGTAGGGACAGGGAAGAGCTTCACGGCAGCTTGCATAGGGAATTACCTTCTCAACAATGCGAAGCCTGTAATCATGACATCGTTCGTGAAGATTCTCCAGGACATCTGGGAGAATGACAGAGAGGCTGAGTACATAACAATCCTCAACAGTGCAGCATTGCTTATCATTGATGATCTGGGAACAGAGAGAGAAACGGATTATGCCCTGGAGAAAGTTTATAACATCATTGACAGTAGAGTAAGAGCCAATAAACCGATGATTATCACTTCCAACCTGGAATTAAATGACATGATGGAATGCGAGGACGTCCGGAAGAAGAGGATATATGATCGGATCCTGGAGTGCTGCTATCCAATGTATGTAGGTGGTAAGTCTTTCCGGATGATGAAAGCTGCTCAGAGATTTGATGAAATGAAAGATTTTTTGGAGGAGTAGTGCATGGATAAGATGAAAGTGTCACAGAAGATTGCAGAATTGAGAGCTAGAAATGGTCTTACTGCAAAAGAGCTTGGTGACAAGATAGAAAAGAGTGAGACAACGATTCTGAACTATGAAGCGGGTAAGATTGATATTCCGTTATCTTCATTACTCGGTATTGCAGAAGCCCTTGAAGTAGAACCATCTGTCCTAGTAGGAGGCGAAGAAGACGAATTTGGAGCCGAGATCACAATCCGGGCATACAGAGAAGAAGACAGAAGGACACTTATTTCAATCCTGGGAATGAACGGGTACACAACCCGTCAGATCAAAGTTGCCAGGGAAGGAAAGAAGAGTAGCTGGTATTGTATCCAGGCGAAGATTGAAGATGGAAACTTAATGAGTCAGTAGGAGGCAGACATGCAGGTGAAGTTTACGATACTGGGAGAACCGAAGGGAAAAGGCAGACCGAGATTCAGCAGAAAGACCGGTACTGCAATTACCCCGAAGGACACAGTGAATTATGAAACGCTGGTGCATATGGAATATCTGGAGCAATGCAATGGATTCCGGTTCGAGGATGATGCAATGCTGGATTTGAGAATAAAAGCATATTATTCCATTCCAAAGTCCGCAAGTAAGAAGAAAAAGGCTGCTATGCTGGCTGGAGAGATCAGACCGACCAAGAAGCCGGATATGGACAATGTTGTTAAAATTATAGCCGATTCACTGAACCAGGTAGCATACCGGGATGATACACAGATTGTAGATTGCCAGTGCCGGAAGTTTTATTCCGACACGCCTAGAGTAGAAGTGATTATAAAGACTGTTTAGCCGAAAAGGCAGGAAGGAGCAGAGAAATGAACAATTACGAAGAAATGAAGATTGAAAGTGATGTATTTACCACGGCCAGAGAGAATTTTGATTTGCTGATGCAGAGATTGTTCGCAAGCATGGAGAAGAACAACTCGGATGAAGGCAGCATCACTTTGAAAGTAGATTTGCAGATGAAGCAGGACTGGGTGCCGAATGGAGAGGGAGGTTCCGTAGAAGTTAATAAGCCAGTGATTAAGCACAAAGTAACGATTGCTGTTCCAGTTAAAGACTCTATGGACAGTAAGAAGGATACGGGTATGAATCTGGTATGGGATGAAGAACTGAACCGGTACGTGCTCAGATATATCAATGAGGGAGGACAGCAGAGCCTCTTTGATCCGGACTACGAACAGAATTTGAAAGGCGAAGATGCAGAGCCAGATGAAAGCACTATGCTTCCTGGACCATCTAATGAGCTTCCAGATAATAGTGGAGTGATTGATGCTGACTACAAGGAAGTGGATGAAGCCGAAGAGGACGAAAATAAGCCAGATACAGCTACAGACGAAGAAATTACCACTGAAGAGGATGGAGAAGCTCCTGGAGGCAATCCAGAGTTCGCAGATAGCGTAGAAGATGATGATTATGAGTACGATGATTCGGAGGAAGAGTGATGATAAATGTGGAAGATAACAATCGAGTATGATGATCACAGCAAGTGCATCTTGAAGGGAAAACATAAGGACATACCGCTTCGATTAGCGAATAAATACTTCTATCAGTACTGTAACAGCATTTCATGTATTCGGTGTGTTTACCAGCAATATCCACTAAAAGATCATAAACCTATGGATCTTTCAGAGAAAATAGAAGAATTGGAGGAAACAGAAAAATGAGATTAAAGAATTTGGTAGGAAAACTAGCGATTAGAACTGCGAGACCGGATGTGACGGTAGATTTGTACGATTTGATGAATCCGCTTAAAATAGGAACTTTTTGCATTGGCTCAGAACCGTGGAGAAAGGCAAATGGATACGATGAGCAATATATGGACACACCCGTGAAAATTGTGTCTGTAAAAGAAGAACAGGTTGTTATCGAAAACACGAAAGATGGAAGAAGGAAGCTTTTGGAAAGGAAGTACATGGACGACCACTGGACGGACTATGAAGCTTTATTGCATCCGGAAGAAGAAAGGGAACAGGAACTGAAAGATATGGCGAAAGAGCTCAAAGCGGCGGCAGAACCACTGAGAAGGTTCCTGGAAAAGTATTATGATCCGATGGTTAAGGTGACTGTAGACGAGGAAAGGGTTGTAGTGGAAAGAGGAGAGCTCCAGACGATTTTCCGGGATGACGAGGAAGAAGACAACAAGTGATTTTATAATCTGACAGAGAAAGAAGGTATGGGTATGATTAACAGAGCAAACGAAGGAACATGCCAGAAGTGTGGCAAGAAGATTCTCTGGGTTCAGATGCGATCCGGTAAGAAAATGCCGGTTAATCCTCATTTTGTTAATTTTCGGAAAGATAGAGGTAAGGACAGGATTGTCCTTACCAACGGGGAAGTTACCGCCGGGACGATTGTTACCGACTCAAGAACAGCAGACGGATTTGGATATATGTCACATTTTGCAACGTGCGAATATGCGCAGAGATTTAGGAGAAAGTAGAGATGGCAAAATTTAATATCGAAGTAGAACTTGATTGGATGGATGATGAATATACCATAGACGAAGAATTGAGAGAACGAATTGTTGATGGAGTAGAAAATGCACTGCTTCAAAAAGCGACAGAAGAAGCTGTCAAAGCGGTTGACAATAAAATAGCAGAAAAGATTCTTGAAGCAGAAGAAACGATAAAGGAAACTGTGGATACATTCATTGCAAATGTGTGCGAGGAGAAGATAGGGAGAATCGTTATCCCAAAGAAGAAGAACAGTTGGAGCGATGAGGTTACATATAAACCATTGTCTGAGTATGTTGGAGAGAGGTTTGAATACTTCCTTACGAAAAAGCGATATGATGTAAACGGGGAAGTTACAAATTATGGTAGAGAGCAGGTGATGTCGCCTGCTGATTTGATCACACATAACTATTTGGAAAAAGAATTAGGTTCAAAAATCGAAACGATGATAAAGAACGCTAAAAGAGAAGTAGAGGAATCTCTTGTAAAATCACTCGAACAGAAACTAAAAGATAATCTTGCAAAAGATACAATTGAGCGTATGAATATCCCGGAAGTTTTAAAAAGATTCAGTGAGATGAGTTTGGAAGAAAAATAGGAGATGCCGGTTAAATAAAAAAAGCCTCCCGTGAGACAAAATCGTACAGGAAGCCAAAAACCTATAAAGATTGTACGAAAGGATTTTGAATTTGTCAATATCGGGAGGAGGAAATACATATGCAGGAAGAATCCGGGAAAATAACTGCAAAAGAGTATTTAGAGCAGGTGAAAGTAAAGGAAGCGGTAATCAAGAATTTAGAAAGAGACAGGACAAACTTGTTAGCTATGATGTATTCGATGGGTGGAGCTGGAAGCGGAGAGAGGGTTCAGTCATCCAAAGATCCAGATAAGTTTGGAACCCTGTACGGAAAGATTGATGAAAAAGAGAGAAAGATTGCAGACGAGATTGACAAGTTAATTGATTTCAGATTGAAAGTTTCCGGTGAGATAAATGAAATAGAAGATGAAAGATATGTGGAGCTTTTGCACAAGCGATACATTGAGCATGAATCATGGGACGCAATATCAATAGACATGCAGTATAACACAAAATATGTTATGAAACTGCACGGATGCGCTTTGCAGGAATTTCAAAGCAAATTCAACGATATGTTAGAATCATACTAAAAGATACCAAATGTGGATACCTTGAGACTATGAAGATACCTCTGCCTATGATAATTTATATGATGTGAAATAGACACAGACAGAACGTTACGCAAACAGATGAAACGTGATAGAAAGTTTGTTTCACCCAGTCTTACCGGAGGCTGGAACGTACTCAATTTTCATCTTGGTGGCAGTCCAGGAAACTGGACTGCCGAATGAAATAGGGTGCGGAGCATATGAAGTAAATTGTATATTTGCAAAATCCTCTCTTTATGGGGCTGGCGTTGAGCTGGCTCCTTTTTTAATGCAGAGAAAGAAGGTGGAAGAATGAGTATGTTGGATGAAAAAAGAATTGAAACACTCACGATGAAGGTCAAGGACATCAAGACCGGATTCGGGAATCCGAGGAAGATCGGAAAGAAAGAAGCAGAGGAGCTGGAAGAATCGCTGGAGAAGTATGGCGATTTCGGATTGTTCCTCATTGACGAGCATGATAATGTGATTGCCGGAAACCAGAGGTTATCTATCTTGCAGAGAAAAGATGGTGATATCGAAGTCTTGTGCAAGAGGCTAATCGGCTACACAAAGTCAGAGCTGAGAGCGATAAACATCAAGGACAATACCCACTCCGGTGAATGGGATTTGGAAGAGCTGGCAAAATGGACAGCAGATCTGAACATAGACCTTGGTGTGAAACTGGATAATAAAGACCAGATGCAAAAGAAGATTAAAGAAATGGAACTGATCCGGTTTGAGAAGTACGATTATGTTCTACTGGTATGCAGGAATGAGCTGGACTACAACGAACTGCAAAGAAAGCTCGGCCTCCAGGGAGCAAAAGTCAGCATGGGAAGGAACCGGACCATTAAAGGAAGAGCGATATGGTATGACCAGATTAAAGCACAGATTGTGGAAGGAGGTGCCGAGGATGGAGAGAGCAGCACAGAAGATATGGCTGGCGAGACCGGAAATACTGGGGAATGAGATGCAATACGTCCAGGACTCGTTTGAGAGTGGCTGGATTACGACAGCGTTTAAGGAAGATTCCTACATCGGTAGATTCGAGCAGTCAGTGAGAGAGTTTCTTGGTGGAGGCTACCCGGTAGCACTTCAGTCCGGAACGGCTGCAATTCACCTGGCACTGAGATTGTGTGGAGTTGAAAAAGGAGATTATGTATTCTGTTCAGACCTTACGTTTACAGCATCCGCAAACCCGATCAGATACCTGGGAGCAGAACCGGTATTTATTGATTCTGATCCGGTAACGTTCAATATGAACCCGGATGATCTGGAGATGGCTTTTGAATCCGGGCTGCATCCGAAAGCAGTGGTGGTTGTGCATGTGTATGGTATGCCGGCTGATATGAAGAGAATCCTGGATATTTGTAACAGGTATGAAGTTCCAGTCATCGAAGACAGCACTGAGTCGTTTGGCTCGGCAGTTCGGGGAAAGAAGACAGGAACGTTTGGAAGATTCGGCTGTATGAGCTTCAATGGAAACAAAATGATTACAGCCGGAGGGACAGGAGGCATGTTGATCTGCCAGAATGAAGAGGATGCAGAGAGAGCGTCCCTCCTGGCATCACAAGCAAAAGAGCCTGTTCCGTGGTATGAGCATAAAGAGATTGGGTACAATTACCGGTTGGCAAATTCAAACGCTGCATTCGGTGTAGGACAGATGGAGCACATCGAAGAAAGAATTTCAAAGAAAATGTCTATTTATGACATCTATCAGAAGAGATTTGCAGAGTATGCGGACTGGTTCAAACTGTACCGTAATGTTTGGAATGGCAACGTTGGCAATTCCTGGCTGTCATGTATAGAGATCAATCCGGAGCTGAAGAAGAAACCGGAATATCTCATGGAGAAGCTGAAGGAGTGCAATATAGAATCCAGAAGAATCTGGAAGCCGCTACACAGTCAGCCACTGTATGAGAACTGTCGGATGTTCTCCAGATGGTTCAGCGATTGCTGCATGTATATGTCAGACTACTGTTTCCTTACGGGCTTGTGCTTGCCGAGTGACACACGCATGACGCCGGAAGAAGTGAATTTCGTAGCTGATAGAGTGATAGAGATACTGGAGGTATAGCATGAAAGAAGAATTGAAAGGGAAGAAGTTTCTAATCACCGGAGGAACCGGGAGCTTTGGACATGCAGTGACAGATCGCCTGCTGAAAGAAGGAGCAGGAGAGATTGTTATATTCTCCAGGGATGAAAAGAAACAGTTTGATATGGCGAAAGAGTACAGGGAAGATGGCAGGATCCGTTTCGTGATCGGAGATGTGAGGGAATACCGAAGCATCCGAAAGGCAATGACCGGAATAGACTATGTTTTCCATGCGGCGGCTCTGAAGCAGGTTCCGACTTGTGAGTTTTACCCGGAAGAAGCAGTGAAGACGAATATCCTGGGAGGGACAAACGTTATTGATGCAGCGATTGAAGCCGGAGTCAAGAAAGTAATCGTTCTGAGTACAGATAAAGCAGCATACCCGATCAATGCAATGGGAATCACAAAAGCAATGATCGAAAGAATCTCAGTTGCGAAAGCAAAGGAGCAGAATGGGACGGTGATCTGCAGAACTAGATACGGTAACGTGATGGCTTCTAGGGGCTCTGTTATCCCACTTTTTGTAAAGCAGCTGGGAATGGGACAGAAGATTACGGTCACAGTGCCGGAAATGACCAGATTCATGATGACGCTGGAAGATGCAGTTGACCTGGTACTGTTTGCGTTTGAGAATGGAGAGTCTGGTGATCTGCTGGTTCAGAAAGCACCGGCAGCCACGATTGATACGCTTGCGAAAGCTATCTGTGAGATGAAAGGAGTTGATCCGGAACAGCAGATTGAGATCATCGGGGAAAGACCAGGGGAAAAGATGAATGAAGTGCTTATCACGAAAGAAGAGATGGCGAACGCTGAAGAATATGAGCATTTCTACAGAATTTTGCCAGAAAAGCATACACTACATTACCATGAATCGCCACAAAGCCATATAAAGAATATTACGGAGTCCTATTCGTCAGATAATACAGAACGATTGGATGTAGACGGAATGAAACGGTTGCTGAAGAAGCTGCCAATGTTCCAGTAGGAGGCGTACATGAAAGAGAAAACAGTGGGCGTATACTGTCCAAGCTATAGAAGATCAGATTGTATCATGACTCAGAATATCCTTAATGATGTAACGTATGTGGTAAGAGCTTCGGAAGAGGAAGCGTACAGGAACGCTGGAGTTAGGAAGCTGATTTCAGCACCGGATGAGGAAATCAACACCATGTCGAAGGTGAGACAGTGGATTCTGGACAATTCGCCGGAAGATATCATCATCCAGGTTGACGATGATATTAAGCAGATCCTTTACCGGACGGATATCGTCATGGAGATTAAGGACCCGGATGTGATTGATATGGAATTTCTCCGTATAGCTCAGTTGCTCAGTGATTTGAAGCTGGGATATGCCACGATCACAGTTACGCCGAGACCATATCTGTACCAGGAAGAGTTTAAATTCAACAGCATGGGTGGAGGAATCTACTGGTACAACAAAGAATGTTACAAAGCAAAGAATGATGATAAGGCAGACTGCAAGGAAGATGTAGATAAAATCTTGCAGGAGCTTATGTATAACAGAATTATCCTCATGCCAAAGTATCTTGCCATGTATGTAAAGACAGATACGAATGAGGGTGGAGACAATATTAACAAGAACAGTAAAGTCATCCGGGAATGTAATGAATACATGAAGCTGAAGTGGGGCAAGTATTATACGTTCGATGATAAGAAGAATACTGTAACAATTAAAGTGCCGAGGTGAGAAGAGATGAAAGCAGTTGAAAGTTTGAATAAAAAAATGCACGATGTAATCATGAAGTGTAGCGGAAAGCAGGTTATCCTGTACGGATACGGAAAGAGTGGTCTGTTCATGGAGTGGTTATGCAGCTATGTATATGGGAAGCAGTTTGCACTTGTGATTGATGATAAGAAAGTGATTCCAGGAGCGAACATACACAGAAAGATCATTCTGGATTACGTAGATCCGGAAGAGACAGTGATTCTGGTTTCTTTCCGAAAAGAGCGAATGACGGAAAATGATATGTCACAAATGACGGCACACGGTTACGAAGAGGGTAAGAACCTGTTCTATCTGAAAGAAATGATTATCCCGGACACTCTGGGACTCTACAGTTTCCTGGAGCATGAGTGCGGAACAGATTTCTTAAAGCGTGTGGATCAATCAGAGTTCGACTATGAAAGCCCGGACGCAACAGCATGTGGCGCAAGCAGAGAAAGAAGTCTGCTGGATATGTGCCAGATGCCGGGAATCTTCAATGGTAAGGTCCTGGATTTTGGGTGTGGCAAGGGAGCCGCAATCGCTATCATGAAAATGGCAGGAATCAAAGAGGTAGACGGAGTAGAGCAGAGCCATATGCTGGCAGAGATAGCAAGGGACAATATGAAGAAGCTGGGAGAGGACATGGTAGCAATCTTCAATGAGGATGCTACAGAGTTCACAGATCTGCTGGACATGTATGACACGTTCTACCTGTACGATCCGTTCAGAGGAGAAACCTTCAAGAAGGTTATTAAGAATATTGAGGAGAGCGTCCGTAGGAAAGACAGGAATGTAACGATTGTCTATGCAAACCCGTGGCTGCACCGGGAGGTGGAAGCCGGAGGCGTGTTCAAGCTGGTGAAGCAGATCAGCACGGAATTCTTCTTAAATATCGTGAACGTCTACGAAAATGAATAAAAAATGAAAATATCTGTTTGACTGCCTGCGAACATGCTTGCTACGATGACGATACGAAAAATATTCATACGAAAGGAAGTATCAGAAAATGGGAAGACCACAGTTATACACCAAGAACGGGCATAGCATGTACGATATGGTAAGCTTGCTCCAGAAAGCAATCAGAAGAGGTGACGTGGAGATTGCTGGGTACGCAGCGAATGAGCTGAGAGGTCGGTACAACGCATACCTTTGGAGAAGATTGCTGGCAATATCAGCAGAGGACTGTTACGGGATCATGACAAAAGAAATTGAAGCCTTGCGACAAGCAGACGATGTTTACAACCAGAAGAGAAAAGGTTATGAACGGGAGCCACTGTTTATTAGCAAGGCTATTACTTTGCTCTTATATGCAAGAAAGAACAGAGATGCTGATTACTTCAGCTGTAATTGTATGCAGAGTGAAAGAGTAAAGAATTTTGATGAATACCTCAGAATTGAAGATTGTGAATTCTCCGGGATGCCCGGATACGCATATGATTGTCATACGCTGGAAGGGAAAAGAAGGGGAAAGACAGTAGCAGACTTCATCGTAGAAGAGCAGAAAGATCTGAAGCCGTATCAGCCGGGAATGTTCGATGAAGAATCCTGGGATAGATTCCTGGGAGCTAACAACAGAGGTGGTTGGGATAATACGGATAAGAAATATCCGCAGCCAACGGAAGCGCAGCTGAAGGAGCTGGAAAACGAAGATTTTCAAGATGGAGCACCGGTGAGGTATGAACAGATGGATCTGTTTGGAGGAAGCAAGTGGTAACGAAAACGGATATTGTAAAAGGACTGGTAAAACAGAAGAGTTACCGGAAAGCGTTAGCGATTGCGAAGAAGTTCGTCATTGGAATAGACAAGGTAGAGCATGACGCAATGGTAAGGGCGCACGAATGCATGACCAACCCTAGATTTTATGAGCAGTTGGGTATTGATACCGGACAGGCGATAGCTGATGGAGTGGAAGTGCTGGAGAGATTATACGGGTGAAACCCGGAGGGTAACAGAATAAACATGAGAGAGCAGTGATTTCGTCAAGAGATACACTGCTTTTTTCATGCAGAAGAGAGGTGGTTTGGTGGCAAATGAGCAGAACCTCATTCCTCTTGGGTCAGGGAAGCGAAGTGAGAAGGAAGAAAGAGAAATGCGTTCCCGTGGTGGTAAGAAGTCCGGAGAGACGAGGCGTAAGAAAACAGCCATGAAAAAGGTGGCAAATTTACTGCTCAACATGCCTGTATCTGAAGAGGCTTATCCGACAATTATCAATACATTGCAGAAGATGGGCTTTGAAGATGACATGATAACCAACCAGACAGCAATGCTTGTAAGTATGTGGAGAGAAGCTATGGATGGAAATGTCAGAGCTGCTGAGTTCATGCGAGACACCGCCGGACAGAAGCAAGAAAACATCCAGGCTCAGAAAGAGTTCGAGTATAAGAAAGAACGAGATGCAGGTATCAGCCAGGAGATTGAGGATTTGGATGATATAGAGGAAGAGATTTATGGCAAAGCAAAAGACGGTCAAGAAAGTAAAGAAAAAGGATCTGAAGCGAAAGAAAACGATAATGTTTAATTTCGGGGAAGGGCATAAGGAATATATCAGAAGGTGCCGGTTCTGTACGTTCAACATCCTGGAAGGAGCAGTACGTTCCGGAAAGACTGTTGATAATGTCTTTGCATTCGCACAGGAGCTGAAGACAACGCCGGATAAAATACATCTGGCAACCGGCTCTACGATGGGTAATGCTAAGCTGAATATCGGAGATGCTAACGGATTCGGTCTGGAATGGATTTTCAGAGGTCAGTGCCACTGGGGCAAGTACAAGGACATGGAAGCGTTGATTATCAATGGACCATATACGAACTTTAAACAGAAAGTAGTGATCTTTGCCGGGGCTTCATCATCGGACAGCTTCAAGAAGATACGTGGTAACTCTTATGGCATGTGGATTGCGACTGAGATCAATCTGCATCACGACACAGCAATCAAAGAGGCGTTCAACAGACAGCTTGCAGCTAAGAACCGTAAGATATTCTGGGACATGAACCCGGAGCATCCGAAAGCACCGATCTATGAAAACTATCTTGATGTGTACGACCAGAAAGCGAAGGACGGGACTTTGAAGGGTGGATACAACTATGCACACTTTACGATCTTTGAGAATGTGAATATCACGAAGGAACGTCTGGAAGAGATTGTCAGTCAGTATGACGAAAACAGCATCTGGTACGTCCGGGATATCCTGGGGAAGAGAAGTATTGCAGAAGGTCTGGTGTATACTCAGTTCGCTTCACTGGCGGCTATGGCTAACAATCCGATGAAGATTACGGTAGCACAGGCGCAGGAAATGATTAAGAGGAACGAGCTGCAAGGAATTACGATTGGAGTTGACTTTGGCGGCAATGGATCCGGTCATTCGTTTGTTGCATCAGCACCGACTGTTGGATATGGAAAACTGGTAGCGCTGGTGTCGGAACTGCACAAAGAAGAGCTTGATCCGGATTCTCTTGGTAAAGTCTTCCTTGCCTTTGTAAAGAAGGTTATCAAGTTGTTTGGTGGTGTAAGTAAGGTCTACTGTGATTCAGCTGAGCAGGTGCTTATCAGAGGACTCAGAACGGCTATGGCAAGAGCAGCAATGGGGGATATCAAGGTTGGCAATGCCAGAAAAGACAGGATTAACGACCGGATATTCTGCTTCACATCCCTGGTTGCACAGGGGAGATTCGCATATACAGAGCTGTGCGATACTCTGGAAGACGCACTCAGCATGGCAGTGTGGAGACCGAATACAGTTGAGCTGGAACGATTGGATGACGGCACATCTGACATAGACACTCTGGATGGCTTTGAATACAGCTATGAAAGAGATATCAGAAACTACATAAAGACACAGGCAGGGTAGGTGAATACATTGAAATTCAGCATTAAAAATTTTATCAGAAAGTGGGTGGGAAAGTTGTTTCCTAGAAACAGTATAGAGAAAGAAATGAAAGTCCAAATAGCTGTATCTGGTTCGATGGATAACGCTATACAGCTGTGGAAGGACATGTATGAGAATCATCCACCCTGGACAGGTGAAGATGGGACTCTATGCACGAATATACCAGCAACCATTGCAGAAGAAATGGCACGGCTTGTGCTTACGGAGTTTGAACTGAGTGTAACTGGTAGTCCGATGGCAGACTTCATTAACGATCAGCTGAAGAGAGAACTGTCTGATCTGGATATCCAGGTTGAGAGGTACTGTGCCGAAGGAGGTATTGTGCTGAAACCCTACGTCTCAGTAGGCATGGACGGGCAGCCAAACAAGATAGAGATAGATTTCGTAGAAGCAGACAAGTTTTACCCGACTGCATTCACCAGCAAGGGCGAGATCATGTCTGCTATTTTCTTACAGCATAAGAGGATGGGCGAATATCTGTATACCAGACTTGAATACCATGAGTTCTCAGGAAACAGTGTAACGATTGTCAACAAGGCTTACAGATCGGAGAAGATAGCATCGTACACTGATGACGAAGAACCGACCATCAACCAACCATTTGATGAAGAAGTATCACTCTCTGAGGTCGATGAATGGGCTGGACTCTCAGAAGAGCCGGTAACGATCAATAACATAGAAAAGCCTCTGTTTGTTTATATCAAGGTTGCCAAGAGCAACAACATAGATAGAAGTTCACCTTTGGGAGTATCCATCTACTCCAAAGCTATTGAGCTGATACATGAAGCTGATCGGATGCTAGGGCAGATTGTGTGGGAATACGATGCCAAGGAAGCGGCAGTGCATGTTTCAGAAGAATATCTGAAAGCGGATAAGCACGGTAAGCCAGTTCTTCCGGAAGGGAAGGAAAAGCTCTACCGGGCATTCGATGAAGGATCCGGAGGAAACAAACTGTTTGATGTGTATAGTCCAGATATCAGAGATACGCCGATGTTCAACGGGCTCAACAAGATCCTAAAGAGGATTGAGTGGACTGTTGGATTTGCTTATGGTACGATCTCCGACCCAGATGAACTGGAGAAAACAGCAGAGGAAATCAAGTCTTCCAAGCAACGATCATACAGAACCGCAAGCAGATTACAGGGCGCATGGCAGAAAGGACTTGAGCATCTGGTAGATTCCATGATTGTGCTTATCAACCTGTACAGAATGACTCCATATGGTTTGGTCAATGTGAACTGTTCCTGGGGAGATAGTGTGCTGGAGGATACTGACAAAGAGTATCAGCGGAGATGGGCTATGGTTGTTGCCGGGAAACTGAAGCTGGAGAAGTTCATTGCCTGGTACTTTGGATGTACAGAGGAAGAGGCTGCGGATTATATACCAGATATGCAGGAAGATGACTTTCCAGAAGAAGAGTAGGAGGTATGGACCATGTTGACACCAGAATATCTTGCATCGTTCTCCAGTGGATATCTGGGCATGGTTGACAATCTCAATGAGCAGATAGTCCGAGACATAGCCAGGAGAATGATAAAGACGGGCAAGGTTACGGATGCTGCTAAGTGGCAGATAAAACAGGCACAGGAATCCGGGAAGCTCCTGGATGATATTGTAGCAGAAGTTGGGAGATTCACTGGATACTCAGACAAGCATGTCAAAGAGCTGTTCAAAGAAGCCGGAGTAACTGGGATAAGGAATGATGCAAAACCACTGATAGACGCTGGCATAATAAACGATGCCAAGCTATCAAAGAATATGTCTGATTTGCTTCTGGCAAACGCAAAGAAGACGTCCGGGGACATCAACAACCTTACGATGACAACGGCAGTGAAGAGCCAACAGCTATATATGCAGTCATTGAATGAGGCATTGCTCAAGATCCAGAGTGGTGCTTTTTCTTATCAAGAAGCTCTTAGGTATGCAATCAGAAAAGCTGCACAAGCCGGAGGAATGGTGTTGTACGACTCCGGAGCACAGATGTCACTTGATGCGGCGTTGCGAATGGCTCTACTGACAGGACTCAACCAGACGGTTGCCACGCTTACGGAGATGTATGCGGACGATATGGGCGTTGAGTATTATGAGACAACCGCACACCCTGGGGCAAGAATTGAGCATACTTACTGGCAAGGACAGGTCTTCAAGATTCATGGAGAAGGTGACGGATACCGGAATTTCTATGATGCGACAGGCTATGGAACAGTTACCGGGCTATGTGGAGCAAACTGTAGGCACAGTTTCTATCCTTACTGGCCAGGGATATCCAAACCGGCATATACGAAAGAAATGCTGGATGATTATTCTGTAGCAAAGTACAGCTATGACGGCAATATGCTTACGGAGTATGAATGTAGCCAAATCCAGAGAAGATTTGAACGAGCTATCCGGGAGAGTAAGAGAATCCTTTGTGGATATGATTCTGCCATGCAATATGCTGAGGACTCAGAAACGGAACAATACTTGAAGAGTGAGTTTCAGAAAGAGTCGGTTAAGCTGAAAAAAAGAGAGAAGAAATTGAAGAATTTCTGCTCTGATACCGGAAGATCTGTTGATACTGCACGGACACAGGTTTATGCAGTGAAAGATCAGAATGGAAACATAGTGAATTATGGACGTTCCACCAGTATGAAAGCTGTGTGGGCTAATAGAAAAGCAAAGAAGTAGGAGGAAAAGGCATGTTATTTAGAGAAGCGTTTGAACTGATGAAACAGGGAAAGAAGTTGAAACTGCCATCATGGGCTGGATATTGGTATTGGTCTAAAGATAAGCAAACAATTATCATGCACACGAAAGATGGAGTTGACATGGATATCCGTGAGACACAGATTCCAGATTATACATTTTCCAATATTGCAAGTGATGAATGGGTATTGGCAGACGATCAGAATTGTCCGGAATTAGGTGGCGAGGCTACATTTGGATTTGGTGATGCATACAAGTTTCTGGAAAGAGGGCTCAGAGTTACAAAGAAGAGCTGGCATAAAGCCGGAATGTTTCTGACGATGCAACGCCCGGACGAACACAGCAAAATGACAGCTCCGTATGTCTACATCACGATTGACGGAGATTACCGTGTGCCGTGGCATCCGAGCCAGGCAGATATGTCTGAGAAGGATTGGGTTTTGTACGAAGAAGAGTAGGAAGGAGGTGATCCTGCTATCTCCCTTCCTTGAGGGTTAGAAAGGAACGCTTTATTTGGCTTTTATGCCAGTAAGCACATATTTCTCCACATAAGCATCTACAAGCTCTCCAAAGAGCTGTCAGAAGCTCACAATGTGGTAATTACGAATTAACAGACTGTATCGAAGAGGTCTGTTTTTATTTTGCCCTGTGATATGGCATATAAACTGTCTCCTTCTCTTGCGTGCGGAGATATAAATGCACGATAGCAGTGCCGGAGTGAACCGGAATCTAAACGAAATCAGCGAAAAGAAGAAAGGAAGGTAAGTAAAAATGGCTTACGAATTTTTAAAGAAACTTTTTGGCACACAGAAGGATGGAGAAGAGCCTAAGGCTATGACCTATGCAGAGCTGGAGGCTGCGATTGATGCAGATAAGAAGATCCAGGTGGTAGATGTGAAAGCTGGGGGCTATGTCTCAAAGGAAAAACTGGATGCCAAGATCACAGAGCTGGACGGTGTAAGACAGCAGCTCACAGATGCCAATGCAGAAATCAAATCCTACAAAGAGATGGATATTGATGGCATCAAAAAGTCTGCAAAAGACTGGGAAGACAAGTACAACCATGATACCCAGGAGCTTAATGACAAGCTGGCGAAACAGGAAAGAGATCACCAGATGGACAGATATCTGGATACTGTCGGACTGAAGCCAGGGGCTATGTACCGTGATTATGTCAGAAGAGCTTTCGAGGCGAAAGAACTGAAGCTTGAAAACGGAAAGTTTATCGGTGCGGATGACGTGATGAAAGAACTGAAGGAGAGTCCGGATTACAAAGAAGCATTCGTTGTGGATACACCGGATGACGAACCGGATACACCGGATGTTCCGGATGTACCAGGAAATCCACCGGCACCAAATATGCCGTACTTCTCAGCAGGAACCAATTCACAGACCCAGAAGCCAAAGGGCAACATGTTTGACTTTGGATTTTCTGGAGTAAGAAAAAGAGATTAACAGGAGGTAACTTAACATGGCAAAACCACTTAATTATGCAACAGAATATCAGAAATCTTTAGAGCAGGCATTTCCGTATGCATTATACTACGGAGCACTCTATAAGACTCCGAATAACGGAAGATTCAAATGGCTCAATGGAAAGACCATTGAGATTCCAAGCATTTCCGTAACCGGCCGTGTGGATTCTACAAGGGATACCATTGCTACGGCTGCAAGAAACTATGATAACAGCTGGACTCCGTTGACACTGGAGAATGAAAGAAAATGGTCTACACTGGTTCACCCGGCAGATGTGCAGGAAACAAACCATGTAGCAACAATCACGAACATTACCAGAGTGTTCAACGAAGAGCAGAAGTTCCCGGAGATGGATGCATACACCATTTCCAAGATTTATGCAGACTGGACGGCGGCAGGAGAAGCTGCTGATACAACAGTTCTTACAGCAGAGAATATTCTGGATGTATATGACAAGATGCTTGAAGAGATGTCAGAAGGTCGAGTTCCGAAGATGGGACTGATTCTGTATGTGAATCCGGCAACCAACACACTGATTAAGCATGCCCAGGGTATTTACAGAACGCTGGATGTTGGCAGACAGAACAACCTTTCAAGAGCGATTAAATCCCTGGATGAAGTTCAGATTGAGGAAGTACCATCTGAACTGATGAAGACTCTGTATGATTTCACACAGGGTTGGAAAGTAGCTGGAAGTGCTAAACAGATCAACATGATGCTGATTAACCCACTTGCAGTAATCACACCGGTGTCTTATGAGTTCTCTAAACTCGATCCACCATCTGCTCTCTCAGAAGGTAAGTATGTTTACTACGAAGAGTCACATGAGGATGTATTCGTTCTGAAGAACAAGAAGAAAGCTATCCGCATGTCTGTGGAGGCGTAGGAAGAAATAAGCCCTGCCAGGTTATCACTGGTGGGGCATAGCAAGAAAGGAGAATCGCTATGAGTTATGTAGCTCAGAAGAAAAACCGTATTATCAGAATCCCAGAAGAAAAGGCTGAAGAGTATGCGAAGATGGGATATGAGATTACTAATGAAGATGGGGAAGTTGTAGCTGATGCTGCAATCGAAACCATTGAAAGAGCGAAGGAAGAAATAACCAGACTCACAAAAGAACTTGGTAAAGCAGGAACAGAGAACGAAGAGCTGAAAGCCAAACTGACGGAGGCTACTCTGTATGCGGAGGATGCCGATAAAAAGATTGCAGACCTCCAGAAAGAGAACGAAGAGCTGAAAGCGGCAATCCAGGCACAGGCTACAATGGAATCAGCTGCACCGGTTTCTGAAGATTCCGGGAAGAAAAAGACAACCAAGACTCCAAAACAGTCAGAGTAGGAGGTAGCTTATGTATTTAGCAACGAAAGGTGGGAGTTCCTGCCGGATTCCCAAAAGAAAGGCAGGATACTACAAAAGCATGGGCTACTCCCTGGAGAACCTGGATGAAGAAGTCGGAGCGAGCACAAGTCCTGCAAAAGAAAAGAAGACCGGTAAAAAAGAATCAGCTTCGCAAGAGGACGTAAATCCGACAAATAACTGATTTATCTTTCGGTAGCTTACCATTTTACCAGAAGGGAGTGTTTGGATGAACCAGAAGGCTATAACGAGTCCATATGTGGACTTTACGTACTACAAGGAAGAGTATGGCGGTGTCCACATCAAAACCGAGAAAGATTTCAGACGAGCTGAGAAGTTTGCTGAAGCTTTTGTGAATCAGATTACGTTTGGACGGATACCGAAACTGCCAATGCTCACGGATTCGATCAGAGATGCAATCTGTAGTGCTGCTGATTCCATTGCGATACAGAGAGAGAAGAACGAAGCTGTTGTAAAGTCAGAATCTAACGATGGATATTCTGTCAGCTATGCAGATGCCGGAAGTTATTCGGCTGTACGCAGTGAGATGTACAGAACGGTTAGGACATACCTGGCAAACACCGGACTGCTGTATAGAGGGTGGGTGAAAGAGTATGACGATAAACAGTGATGTGACGATCTTCAATCTCAGAATCGGAGCTGACCGGAGAGAAAAGTTCTATGCAACAAGAATCTTGGGAGTTTCCTGGTATGGAAGCAAAGGACAGGTAGTGTCGGATACAGTCCGGAAGGGCACAGCACAGTGCGTGATCCGGATTCCATACACAGCAATCGTAGAAGGTGGAAAGCAATATATAAGCGAAGAAGAGTATAAGAAGCTGTCGGATGAAGAGGCAGAAAGGTACTGGACTATCCAGAAGAACGCTTATATTGTGCGTGGACAGCTTGAAGCTGACCAATGGGTATTCGACACGTTCAGTTTTCAGCATGGAGTTATCTTGAAGGAAACAATAGAAGACCTTGCAAAGCTGAGACAGCATGATGAAGATTTTGTGACGATCACAGAATATGCAGACAACACGCTCAGAGGAACTGACCGGACAAAGCACTGGAGGATAGGAGGAGCATAATGTCGCTGAAGATGATTACAACACCAAGAGGCTCAATCGTTACTACCAAGAATGGAAAAGCGGAGCTGACATGGAACTCAGACTTTGCGGCAAGAAGAAATGCTCAATTTACCAAGAAGCAAATGTTCATAGACTCAGAGGTACTGAGACGATGTAGTCCGAGAGTCCCGATCAAAACAGGTATGCTGGAGAAATCTGGTAAGCTGGGAACGAGCATCGGCAGTGGCGAAGTGAATTATATAGCCAAGTATGCTGCTGTACAGTATTATGCAACGTCTGACACCAGACCGTATGATGCGAACCGTGGGGCGCATTGGTTTGAGAGAATGAAGGTGGCTGAAAAAGAAGATATTCTGCGAGGTGCAGATAAGATCTAGGAGGTCGCATGGCAACGAAAAGTATTATACAGGGCGTATCAGATTATTTTCTGAATTGCCCGTTGTTGAAAGATGGCGTATTCCGGGTGGACGCCCTGGGAACAGAACCGGTGGAATATACCATAGAAACGGGGATATTTGACCCGATTATTGAAAGATATGTGGACGGCAGTTCTGAGCGACAATTTCAGTTTCAGTTCGGATCCAGAGAATTTTACAGCATGGACCGGCTTCAGAATATTGACAACAGCACATTTTATGAAGAGCTTGCCGAGTGGGTGGAAGAGCAGAGCCTTATCGGTAACCTTCCGGAGCTTCCAGAAGGAATGAGTGCCGAGGAGATAGAAGTACTTTCGCCGGGATATATCTATGATGGAGCTATGAAGAATGCAAGGTATCAGATTTCCTTGCGATTATTGTATTTTAAGGAGGCATGAAACAATGACAGAGAATACCAACAGCAAAAGAGATGTGGTGCAGAGACACCAGTTTGCGGACTTTCTGAATATTGGAACGTCTGAGAAAGCAAAGTGGGTGCTGATGGGAGTTGGATTCACAACTCTGGATGAAACATTCGGTGCAGAGAGTGAATCTGAGAAGTATGTAAGCGAAGCATCTTCGTCTTCATCTGTCGTGTCTTACACATCGGTATTTCCGTTTGAAGCACGACTTATTAAGGACCAGGATGCAGTCAACGCACTGTACCATGTCGGCAGAAACCATTTGACAGGAAGCGATGCAGAGTTTGAATACTGCCGTGTAGAACTCTGGGATCAGAAGATGAGTGCTTCTGCACCAGTTGAAAACACATTTGCAGCCAGAAAGTTCCTGGTATCCGCAGAGCTGAGCGGAGTATCCGGGGAAAAGAAACAGAGCATGAGTGGAAACCTCAATGCAATAGGAGATCCGGTTGACGGATATTTCAACACAAAGACACAGACATTTGAAGAAGCTGCGGCTTAGAATTTGGAGGTAAAGTAATATGAGCATGTTAAAGATTTGTGGACAGGAATTAGAATTAGATCTGTTCGATGCAGATACTATGGAGGTCTATGAGAAATCCATGGATAAGGTTGTGAAAAGAGCCGAGGAAACCAAGAAGCATACGGAGCTGTCGAATGCGGACGGCATCCGGGAGATGTGCGGAATCGTGAAGGATTTCTTCGATGAGGTATTTGGAGGCGGAACGGCTGAAAAGCTGTTCAAGGGTAAAAACAACCTGGCAATCTGCATGGATGCTTTCGGAATTGTTTCTTCTGAGGCTGGTAAGATGAAAGGCCAGGTAAATGCGATTACCAACAAGTATAACATGAACCGGGCACAGAGACGCCAGGAAGGTAAGAAAAATAAGCATGGCAAGAACGGAGCAGTAGTAACGCCAATCGGTAATGCGAGTGGGCGTGATAATTCATGAACCACAACATGCTTATAGACTATCTTCCGGAAACAGTAGAAATTGAAGGTGTGGAGTATGTGATAGAATCAAATTTCCGCACCTTTATTTTGTTTGAGATGCTGATGCAGGATTCAGAACTTTCGGATTCGGAAAAAGCAATGCAAGGACTGAAACTGGCTTATCCAGTTATTCCGGATAATCTGGAAGCGGCGGTAGATGAACTGCTGTGGTTCTACGCCTGTGGCAAGAGGTGGAGAGAGAAGAGAGCTGGTTCGGTAGAAGGAGCTTCAGAAGTTCAGAGGATCTATTCTTTTGAGCATGACGATGACTATATTTACTCAGCATTTCTGACCCAATATCACATTGACCTGCAGGATATTAAGTATCTGCATTGGTGGAAGTTCAAGGCCTTGCTGAGAACATTATCCTCTGACTTGGAGTTCTGTAAAATTATGGAATACCGGAGTGTGGATATCAATGCGAATATGACAAAAGAGCAGAGAGATTTCTACCGCAGGAAGAAAGAGCTGTATGCTCTTCCGTTACCTGCTGACGAGGAAGAAAAAGTAGATGCAATAGCAGAAGCCCTTATGAATGGTGGGGACCTTACGGGACTGCTGTAGGAGGTGACTGGCTATTGAAGATGTAAAGAAGAAAATGATACGGGTGGAGTGCCCGTTGTGTAAATATAAAATGCCGCTGTTTTTTGAAGAGACAGCGGAGTGTACGGGCGTGATGGTATCCTGCAAAGGAAGAAACTGCCATGCTCGTTTTGAATTAAAGATTAAAGACGGAAAACAGATCAAGTAGTGCCATTACGAGCCGATGATTGAGCCGAAGAATTGAGGTGAGAGCATGGGCTATGATGGTACGCTGAAGTTTGATACCAGCATAGATAGTTCCGGATTCCAAGCCGGACTGAGTAAATTATCTGGACTTGCAAGTAGCGCGATCAAAGCTACTACAGCAGTCATCGGAGGTGCTGCATCAGCAGTTGCTGGTATTGGTGCGGCTGCAATCAAGGTCGGTTCTGACTTTGAGGCAGGAATGAGTAAGGTCCAGTCAATTTCCGGTGCTTCGGCTACAGAGATTCAGCAGCTTGCTGATAAGGCAAAAGAAATGGGCGCCAAGACGAAGTTCAGTGCCACAGAAAGTGCCGAGGCTTTCCAGTACATGGCGATGGCCGGATGGAAAACCGGAGATATGCTGAACAGTATTGAAGGTATTATGAACCTGGCGGCAGCGTCTGGGGAAGACCTTGCATCGACGAGTGACATTGTTACCGATGCGATGACTGCCTTCGGACTGGCGGCAGACGGAACAACAACCATCATCAAAAACGGGTACTCGAAGGAAGTTTCCAATGCTACACATTTTGCAGATGTGCTGGCAAAGGCAGCATCCAATTCCAACACGAACGTAGGAATGATGGGTGAGACGTTTAAGTATGTGGCGCCTGTGGCTGGAGCTTTGAGATTCAGCGTTGAAGACTGTGCTACAGCAATCGGCTTGATGGCAAACTCCGGTATCAAAGCAAGCCAGGCTGGTACGTCTCTGAGGTCTATCTTTAGCCGAATGGCTAAGCCGACCGATGAAGTAAAGGCAGCTATGGATCAGCTTGGAGTATCTCTGACTAACAGTGATGGCTCCATGAAGTCTCTGAAAGAGGTTATGAAAGACCTTCGTTCCGGTTTTGCTGGACTGACAGAGGCGCAGAAAGCACAGATGGCATCAGCTCTTGGTGGACAAGAAGCCATGAGTGGATTGCTTGCCATTGTAAATGCATCAGATGAAGATTACCAGAAGCTGGAGGATTCTATCTACGATGCGGACGGTGCAGCTAAAGAAATGGCTGACACCATGAACGATAACCTGCAGGGAGCTATCACGCTCTGTAAGAGTGCATTAGAGTCCGTAGGTATCGCCCTGTATGAAGAAGTACAGGAACCAATGAAAGAGACGGTCAAAGTCATAACTAGCATGGTTGAGGATATGAACGAAGCCATGGCTGAAAAGGGATTTGACGGTCTGATTGAAGCGTTCGGAAATTCTATCGCTGAGTTGGCAAAGATGGCTGTAGATGCCGCACCGACACTGATCGGAGTAGCGGAAGATCTGGTAGGCACATTTATAAATGCCATCATGGAGCATCAGGAAGAATTTGCCGAAGCAGGAGCAACTTTAGTTGCTGAACTTGTAAAAGCAATCATGAATGTAGCCGGTGACATGTGGTCTGCCGGCATTTATTTATTTACGGAATTTCTACAGGCTCTGAGTGACCACTCTGAGGAAATCGGTCAGTCATTTGGAGAAATGCTTGGCAAAATTGGCGAGGCGGCGCAGGAAAATACACCGCTTATCATCCAGGCTGCAAAAGATTTCGTAGCTGGATTTTGTGAAGGACTGAGCGAAGAGTTTCCTGGCGTGTCTTCACTGATCGAAGGATTCCTTAACGGATTCATAGATTCGGCAAGCACTATAATCCAGGGAATTGTAGATGTGGTTTCTGACCTGTTCAGCGTGATTGACGGAGCTGATCCCGGAACACTGGAGGCTGTTGGCTATGCAATCGGTGTGATTGCTGGCTCTATCGCGGCTTTAAACGTTGCTCAAAGTGTTATTCAGCCTTTAAGCACACTATTCTCCATACTGAAGACATTAAAGGGTGGAATTAGCGGAATTTCCGGAGTCATCGGAAAAGTCGTAGAAGGATTCGCACTCTGGAGTGGTGGAGCCGGTTCGCTCATGGAAGTCCTGGAGCTGGAGTTCCCTAAGATTGCTGGTATCTTCAGTTCTATTGGTGGAGCGGTACAGAAAGTAATCGGATTCTTTGCAGAGTTCGGTTCTACCATAGCCGGAATTGGTTCTATTATTGCCGGAGCGATTCTCGCAGTTACCAATTTCGTAGATATGTTTGTGAACGGCTTCAGTGCCGTAAAAGAAGCTCTTATGGTGGTCGGCATTGCGCTGGCGGCTGTCGGAGCGGTTATTCTGGGTGCGCCTGCATTGGTGGCTGCTGCGATTGCCGGAATTGTAGCTGCGGTTGCAACGGCGGTTGTGGTCATCAAGGAACACTGGGATCAGATCGTAGAATTTTTCCAGAGCATACCGGATAAGCTGAGCGAACTTGGTTCGGCTATCGCTGAGTGGGGCTCTGGTGTCCTGGATAACATAGGTGAATTCATTGACTCTGTGATTGAGTGGTTCTCCGAATTGCCAGGAAAAATCATAGACGCAATCAGCTCACTGGCAGAAAGTTTTGTCGAGTGGGGAGCTTCTATGCTGGAGACAGCATCAGAGGTCACAACGCAGATTATTGATTCAATCGTACAGTTCTTTACGGAATTGCCATATAAAATCGGGTATGCGATTGGATTTGTGATCGGTACGCTGATTGAATGGGGAGCAAATGTGATCAACTGGATCGTTACGAATGTTCCTCAGATGATTGACAATATCGTCACATTTTTCTCCGAATTGCCAGGGAAAATTTGGAATTGGCTGGTAAACACATACAACAAGTTTGTTGAGTGGGGAAGCCAAATGCTCCAGAAAGCCGGAGAGGTGGCAAGCAACTGCATAGACAGTATTGTTACATTCTTCTCTGAGTTACCTGGCAAAATTTGGAACTGGCTGACGGACGCATTCAATAGATTTGTGACCTGGGGATCTAATACCCTACAGAAAGCAAGAGAAGTTGGAGCTAATACGATAGACACAATCGTTAATTTCTTCTCACAGTTACCGGGAAAAATCTGGACGTGGTTGAGTAACACCATCCAGAAAGTGATCCAGTGGGGCTCCGACATGGTGGCGAGAGGAAGACAAGCAGCATCTGATCTGTGTAGTGCTGTTATAAATGGAGTGGCTTCCTTACCTTCACAGATGGCAAGCGTAGGCTACAACATCGTAATGGGCGTATGGAACGGAATTTGTAATGCCGCCGGTTGGTTCAGAAGACAGGTGTCATCGTTCTTCTCTGGAATCGTTGATGGTGTGAAGAGCGCACTGGGTATTCATTCTCCGTCAAAAGTATTTGCTGATGAAATCGGTAAGTGGATTCCACCTGGTATCGGAGTAGGTATTGAAGCTGAAATGCCAGATCTGTATAAGCAGATGGACGATGAAATGTCAGCTCTTGGAAAGCGGATGCAGACTGCTGTTAATGTGGAAACTGGAAAGATTGCGGTGGATAAAAAAGTCAGCACAGCATACAAAGTGGAAAAAGAAAAACAAGAAGTTTTTGAAAGCGGAGACACAACGGTAGAGATCAACGGAGAGACACATGTGCATGTAGACCTGGATAGCCGGGAAATTGGAGAAGCTACGACACCGATTGTGGATGAAAACATGGCAAGAATTGATACACACAAGAAGAGAGGAGGCTAATCATGTCGGGAGTGGGAATCACGTTTGATGAAACGCATTCGTTCCGGGACTGGGGCTTAAAGCTCAAGAAGATAGAAATCGGAATACCGAAAGCAAAAACTGAATATGTGAGCGTACCGGGCATGAATGGCGATCTCGACCTTACGGAAGCTCAGAACGGCGGTATCAAGTATGAAATGCGTGAATTGAAATTCACATTTGGAGTAAGGAACTGCAGTTATGAAAAATGGAGCGGTCTGATTAGCCAGATCGCTTCTGACATCCAGGGAGTAGAAAAGAGGATTATCCTGGATACGGATAAGGGATTCTATTATGTCGGAAGATGTGAGGTTGATACCAGCAAGTCAAATGATGTTACAGCTGAGATAGCGGTCACATGCACATGTGAGCCATATAAGATAAGTGTTGCATCGTCAGACGAACCGTGGAAGTGGGATACATTCAACTTCCTCAATGGAGTAATCCGGAATACGTCAGACATCACGATCAATGCTTCATCCAGCTGGCAGAAAGTCACTTTGGACGGCTGGGTTCACAATGAAACGCTCAGAATTGTATCGAATGCAGAAATGAAAGTGAGATACCGTAACTCGACATACTCAATATCTGTTGGTGAAAATATCATGTACGACCTAATTCTGTATAAGGGGTCGAATGACCTATATTTCCAGGGGAAGGGCAAAGTTACGTTGATTCACAGAGGAGGGATGCTGTAGATGTATACGATTAAAGCCTATGTGGACGGCATGGAATACACGCTGCATGATTCCAGGGTAAAGGCGCTGACGGTTGGAGGGAAGCCATACTTTGAAGTTGGTGATAACATCAACGGTTCTGCATCTTTCAGTGTATACCCGAATCATCCGTATTACGACAAGGTTAAGAAGTTGACAACGGATATTATTTTTTACCGGGATGATGAGCCGGAGTTTTACGGAAGAGTGCTTTATGACGATGAAAACTTTTCCGGAACAAAGAAAGTGTTCGTAGAGGGAGAGCTTGCCTTTTTATGTGACAGCATCCAGAGACCGAAGGTATACCACAACATCTCAGTGAAAGCATACGTGCAGGATCTGATAGATATTCACAATTCACAGGTAGAGGAAAGAAAACAGTTTACTGTCGGACGGGTTACCGTTAAGGATTCCAATGATTCGCTGTACCGATATTCCAATTACGAAGACACCAGGACAGCTTTTAAAGAGAAACTGATAAGCAGACTTGGAGGACATCTGGTTATCCGGCATGTAGATGGTCTAAGAGTCTTGGACTACTTAGCAGACGAAGATTATTACACAAAGAATACTCAGGGCATCCGTTTTGGAAAGAATCTGTTGGACTTTTCGAAGAACATGGATGCATCTGATTTGGTCACATGCGTAATTCCGCTGGGAGCGAAGCTGGACGAAGAAGACCAGGATCCGTCATTGGAAGCCATCTCAGATCAGCGAATAACAATCGCAAGCATCAATGGAGGCGTTGACTATGTAACAGATGATAATGCTGTAAGAGAATATGGAAAGATTTATAAGACAGTTACGTGGGATGATGTATCTCTTCCGGAAAATCTGTTGAAGAAAGGCGAAGAATATCTGAAGTCTGCTCAGTTTGAGAAGATGATTTTGGAATTGAAAGCAGTAGATCTGAATCTGAAAGATGATTCCTTCCAAAGATTTGAGGTAGGAAACAAGATTCAATGTACGTCAACGCCGAACGGTCTGGATAAAGAGTTTCCTCTGACGAAAAAGAAGACCTATATTACCAGCTTCAAAGATAATACGGTAACGCTTGGAGATGAAACAAGCTCTGTTTCCTACACATCGTCAAACCGCCAGAATACGGCTGAAATGGAAGAGACGATAAAATCCTTGCCGAGTAAGTCAGAAATCTTGCAGGAGGCTCTCAGAAGCGCACAAGACCTCATAAACAAACAGGTAGCCAGTGGATACGCAATACACACACCGAATGAGTTTGTTGTTGCTGATGATACAGAGTATAAGGAGAAAGCTAAGAACCTGTGGAGATGGGGGCTTGGTGGTCTGGCACATTACAGCCAGGGTTATGACGGACCAATAGACGGAGTAGCACTTACCATGGACGGGAAGATCAATGGTGAAATGCTTCTGGTAAATTCCGTCAAGACAGAATCGCTGGATGCCGGATACCGGACATCGGTAGAAACGAAGATAACAGAGAGTGAGACAGCGGCGAAGAATCATGCTGATAAAAAAGTCAGAGTAGCCAGAGAGGAGATTGAGAATTCCATTTCCAACCTGGAGAATAAGATTTCGCTATCTGTACGAAGTGTAAAGGAAACGGTTGCCCGGAAGAACTATATAGTTGGTGGTGAGCAAGAGACACTTGATAAAAGCAAGTTCACTGCATCCGGCATAACTGGTAGTTGCACGATTGAGCAAGCGGAGTTCCTAAATATGAATGCGATCAAGCTGACGTTCTCTGCAAATGGTTCTGTAACATTGTCGCAGAGCCTGGGAAGCTTGGAAGCTGGCAATTATAAGATTGCTGTTGAGGCTGCATATCCGGAAGGCTCAAAGTACCGCCCGTCTTATGTACGGTACGGATTCTCGGAGAACCAGTCTACAGAATATTTCAGTGGATATAGTGCGGATGAATTTCACACCTACAGTAAGCAAGTGAAGATTACCAAAGCGGCGAAGTCTGTAGCAATCACGGTTTACGGATATACCGGTTCAGTGGTGTATCTCACGAACATCCGATGTCTGAGAGACATGCAGGAACTACTGGATGATCTGAATGCCAGGATAGATGTAGAAGTTGGCAAAGTGTCGGCTTCGGTGTCAGATCTCTATGAAAATTCGCTGCATAACTATTGTAGCAATGGAAAGTTCTCAAATAACGATGATAAGTTTACTGGCTGGAAAAGAAGCGATACAACGCAGATAACACAGACGACTTTTGACAGTAAGAGTTGCGCAAAGATAGAAAATACCGCTTCGACATATAATATTTCGTGGTATCAAAAACCATGGGAGAAGCGAGGAGATATCACAGTTAGATTCAAAGCTGTGTGCGATACTGAAGATTCAGCTACTGCCAGAATACGGCTAAGCATAGATGGAAAGTCATTTTATACCAAAGCAGGTGAGTTGAGTGACGAGTGGACGCAATTTGAGTTCACTTCATATGCAACGCCATCGTATTTCAACACGTATTTTTACAATTATGTAGCAAATACCACGGTGTATATTACGGACGTGGAAATCCTGGGATATATGTCTGCATACTCAGAATCGCAGTTGACGATTTTGAAAGATTCTATTGAGTCAGAGGTGAAGAGGGCAACATCACAAGAAGGGACATTATCTTCTTCCATCAAGCAAAATGCTGAGAGTATCACTTCAAAAGTGAGCAAGGGTGAAATGGGCTCTTACATCACGCAGTATTACAACAACGTGATTATAGCTTTCAATAAAAACTCAAAATACGTGCAGATCAATCCAGGAGAGATCGCTATTTACAATTACGGAGTAGAGAACTCTAAGAAACGTGCTGTATTCGATGAATCGGGTAATCACTTTTACAGAGATGGGTATTATGTCGGAGCGATCGGCACAAACCAGTGGTCAGGGAACAATGCTCATAAAGGATTAGTGTTCGACTTGGAACCGCAAGGGAAGTATATGGCATTTGCACAAAAAGCAAGTGCCTCAGCTACTTCCTATACCACGATGCTATGCTTCAGCCGGGCGAACAGTATCTATGATGAGTACGGAGTGAATCTTGGGTGTAATCTGATTGGTAACTGGTATACATTAAAAAATTTCAAAATCGGCAGTATCTCAGCAGGAGGCTACACAGCTTTTAGCGGAGCAATACCGATTGTGTGCGAGATAACGAATAACGGGAATAGCTGGACGTATTCCCATCTGAGAGTCTACAACGGCATTATTGTCGGTTACTGGAATTAGGAGGTGAGAGCATGGAGCTTATATTTCCGAAAGGCGAAGAACCTAAAAAAACAGCAAAAAACAGTGTAGCTATAGGAACTATCAAAAGAGAACAGGAGGTAGAAAAAGATGGAAGAGAGAACAAAACCAAACAAACCGATTAGTGTGATTTATGCGGATGCAAAGCAGGCGCTTACAAGACAGGTTGGAAATACGATGGCAGCTTACGGGCTGCCTATTTTTATGGCAGAGGGAATTTTGAGCGGAATCCTGGCTGAGATCCGAACCAATGCCGGAAACGAACTGGCAGACGATACCGCAAGGTATGAGGAAGAAATGAAGGGGTATTACGAAGCCCAAATCAAAGAAAAAGAGGAGGCTTTTGAGAAAGAGAAAGCAGAACTGATCCGGACGTTCGAGGAGCCAGCTGTCCTGGAAGAAACAGAAGAAGTGGAAACGACAGGGTCAGAAAAGGCTCCATCTGAACCTCCGGTGATTATTGAAGCGAAGGAGATTGTTGAGGAAACGGAGGTGGACTAAATGGCAGATATTTCCCAGGAGATAGATCAGCTCAGAAATGCGGTTTATGGTGAAGAAGTAAGAGGCGCTTTTATCTCCTGTATGCAGAAAATCCATGAGGAGAATGAAAGCTACGATAGCATCAAAAAAAGTGTAGATGCATCAGCCGCAACTGTGAAAAAGCAGGTAGAAGCAATCGACACTAAATCTGCGGAAGTTCAGAAAGCTTTGCAGGATTTAGCTAACTCAATTTCCAACGGAAAAAAACAGCAGACAGCACTTGAAGATGCTACCAAGAATGGAAAAACACAGCAGACAGCCACAGAGAAAGCTACAGGGGATTCTAAAATTCAGCAAGCCGCTACCGAAAAAGCTACGTCAGATAGTAAAACTCAGCAGGCGGCATTACAGAAGGTGGTGGATTCTGCGAAACAAGTAGATTCTGCCATCCAGGCATCAGTTTCAGCTGCAAACCAAGCGGCGAGTAACGCAAATCAAGCAGCGAGCCTAGCGGCTGATGCTACTTCTAAAGCTACATCTGCTACAGCTAATGCGGTACAGGCAACGAAAGATGCGAATGCTGCTACTACCGCTGCAAACAAAGCAGAAGAGCAAAGAGCCCGGGCTGAGACTTCAAGAGTGCAGGCTGAAGAAGCCAGAAGCCATACGTTTACACAGTGGACAGCTGAAGAAAAAAAATGGTCAGAGAATGAAACGACCAGGATTCAGAACGAAACGAAAAGGCAGGCAGATACAGCAGGTGCCATTGCCAAGGCAAAAGAAGCCACAGAGTTACTTGTCAACCAAGCCAATACCATTGCGTTCCGGATCAACGAGGGCGATAGTGGTCTTGACGTTGTTATTTTAAGTGCATAGGAGGTAAGTTAAGTGAGTGAAACTATAAACATCCCAAGAGACACGACAATGCAGTTACTTGTGAAAGTACACAGAGATCAGATTGCTGGAGAAATGGATCTGAAATATAAAGAGAAAGTTGCGGCAGCTACTTCCAAAGCGGAGGTAGATGCCCTTTTTACTGAATGGTGGAAGATTCAATATAATCCGGAGCTTTTCACGAAAGCGGAGATGCTGGAGAGATGGTTTGGAAATGTTCTGGTTGATACCAGGGTACATGGTGTAACGACACCGAGATACGCAAAGAGCACATCCGTGATCGGAGAGCTGACCGATGATTCCGCAGGACTGACATGTACGCCGTCCACAGAATCTACAGCTGGTAATGATCCGTTCGCACACCTTCCGCAGTTTTGGTGTCTGGAGGTATCGGCAGAAAAGAACACGGACGGAACCCACACGATTTATTACGTGGAGCATATTGACGACACAGCAGACGTCAGATCCGGAGAGCATCTTTGCTGGGTTTTCCAGAAGAATACCTACAAGAGAGAGTGGCAGGATAAAGATTATAAATACCTAAAAACCAGATGTACACCAGCGCCGGGGTATAAGAGATGGAAAGAAGGAACCGACCGAACCGGAAAAGTGCATGAGTATATGGCACACCCGAAGTATTACGCCGGAATTGATGCAGATGGAGGCATTACATGCGGAACCGGATTGCAGCCAGTCAACCGAACTTCCCACCAGGCAGGCGTAACCAGATGGAGAGGCAGAGGAGCACAGTATTCCGGAGCTTCCGGATCTCTTGTTAAATTCCTGGATGCTATGGTGCGTTTGAAATATGGACGTAAAGGAAATTCCGGGAAGATTGAAGGTTGCACAAATTACAACTACCAGTACACAGTTGCAGTGAGTGAGACTGGAGTAGAAAGGGTAATTCTGACAAAGGAGCAGGCAGCAAACCTTTTGGTTGGCTCGGCTGTTATGCTTGGCATTCAGAGCGGATCTGACAGAAACACAGCAAGTAACTATTCTATCTTCGATGGAAAACTGATTACAGCCATCGAAACAGTGACTATTGAAGCAAAAGAATATTCAGCAGTCTATGTGGATAACGGAGGAAAGACTTTTGACACAACAGCAGGAAGCACCTATCTTTCCACAAGTCCGTATTATTCCGGATGGAACGATAATGTACTTGGTAGAGATGGTAGCCGATACAGTCCGACTTCCGGAAAAGAACCTGGAATGATCCAGGGCGTTGAGTTTATGAATGGATCCTATCTGATTGTCTCCGATGAATTATGGCAGTGGAGCACTGATGCAGACGGAAATTATAATTTTGATTGCTTCAAGTGCTACGATCAGTCCAAAGTAGGTTCTGCAATCAATGAAAATTATGAGCAGATTACGGGCGCACATCTTGTCTATCCGGCAGGAACCGGAGCAGCATGGGTGTATATCACGGACAACATTATTGATGATGATGTTCTTTGGCCAGAAGCTACAACAGCCACTGGAAGTGGCGTTGGAGTGGGGTCTGGCTTCTATCGTGATCCGGCGGCGTCTGGTGTTCGTGCGGCTTGGTGCTTCGGCAACTTGAACAACGGCGGCAATGGCGGTGTTCCTTGCCGTAACTCGAACAATTGGGTTAGTAACGCTAACTGGAACGGCTCTCTCGGAGCAACTGGTACAATTTTGAAAAGAGTATTTAAAAATCATTGCATCGTATAATTCTCGCTTATGTGCGAAAATAACTTGAAACCAACGAGGCTAGTACCTACGGGGAAAGCCACGGAAGTAACCAGATGATAGTAAGGAGGTTTGATGAAAACCTATTGCAAACCGGCAACCGTGAATGTTGAGGACTGGAAATTCAACGAGGTTGCCGTAATAGAATGTTTCCGGAATAAGCGTGGCAGAAATGATTTCCAACGTCTGCTCTGTAAGACCGGAAAGATCACAAAGCGTCAGATTGCAGAAGATCGGCTGAACAAGGATTTTAAACGAACCCTGGAAGCTGAATCAGAAGTAGCAAAGATGCTGACGCAACGTATAATCAACCGAGATCTACAATTAAAACCGATTCGCCAATTTCAAAGAATTGACGGACTGACGCAGAAGCTCCGTGATATCTGCCAGGAATCTCCAGAACAGCAGGTGTTTGAATATATCGGAGTGTATGCGTTGAAGCCTCTTTTCAGAGCGAAGATTTTACCGATACAGTACGGGAGCATCCCGAATAAGGGAGGCGTAGCCGGAAAGCGGAAGATTGAAAGACTGCTCCGAAAGAAATTTCACGGCAAGGTAGTTGCCTTGAAAGGAGATGTAACAAAGGCTTATCCCTCAGTGACGGTTCCAATCGTCATGGAGATGCTGATGAGAGACATTGGCAAGAATAAAGTGCTGCTATGGTTCCTGGGTGCTCTTATGAGCAATTATCCTGGGAACCATCTTTGCATAGGCGGATATCTTCCGGCATGGCTGTTCAATTATGTTATGAGCTATGTTCTGAGATACATCTACGAGCAGGCACAGATACGCAGAGGAAAGCGGAATAGGCTTGTATATGCGATTGTATGCTATGCAGATGATTTCACGATCTATGGCGATGTTTCAAAGCTGAAAAAGGCAATGAAGAAAGCTACGATCTGGGCTCATGATAAGTTCGGATTGAAAATCAAGGATATCTGGCAATTCTACCAGATAGCTTCGTTTGATGAAGAGCGGGAGAACCTGGAAGAGCGAAGAAAAGGCAGTAAGAAAAGGACACCCGGAGTTGATATGATGGGCTATGTAGTCCGGAGAAAATACACAATCATCCGTGGAAGAGTATTCCGGAGAATCCGGAGGCAAGTGCTACGTGCCTGGAGGGATTTTGCAAGAAGAGGATTTATCCCGTGGTGGAGGGCTTGCAAGATTGCAGCCTATAAAGGATGGGTTAAGCATAGTAACAGCCAGAAGTTCCGGGAGAAATACAATTTTGACGCATTGTTCAAAATGTGTTCATATAGTGCAAGCAAGCACGGAAAGGAAGTAGAAAATGAGAAGAGAATCTTACTTATCACAGCCCTCAGCAGTTGAGGTCTATCCGGTATTTTCCGGAACAGATGTTATCATGCGTAAAAACATTGAGCTGGTGGATAAAGAGGACATCCAGGATGGGAAAAAGAATAAGTACAAGGTGTGGGAGTGCGAGGAGGTCCAGTTCCATTACCAGGGCGAAGTAACCCAGAAAGAGATTGAATCTGATTTTGATTACTGGTACGCAAAAGCAGAGGAAGTTCCGGATCCTTCCAGCGTGGAAGATCTGAGTCTGGAGGATGCAAGAAAAGCGAAATACCAGGAAATCGCATCAGCATGCGAGCAGACGATTTACTCAGGAGTAGATGTCAGTACATCTTCTGGTGTAGAACATTTCAGTCTGACCGAAAAGGACCAGATCAATCTCTTTGGAAAGAAAATGCAGTTGCTGGCCGGAGAGGAGAAACTGGAGTACCACGAGGACGGACAGCCATGCAAGTATTTCTCGGCGGCGGATATGCAGAATATTGTTGACCGGGCAATGTTTTTTGTATCGTACAATACAACGTATTGCAACGCTATGAATATGTGGATTAAGTCCATCACGAAGCCTGGAGACTTCGAGCAGATTCAGTGGGGTGTGAAAATTCCGGAGGAGTTCCAGAATGAAGTTCTGAAAGATTACATGAAAACCATTGCATCCGGAGGTATTGCATAGTGAAAGTGTTTCTAAAATATTTAACACTCTTCCTGGCCGGAGGAGTTTTTTATTATTCCCTGGAAGTAATCTTCCGGGGATATTCATTTCCGGCAATGGCGATGTGCGGAGGCTTGTGCTTCATCATTTGCGGAGTGATTAACGAGAGATCACGATGTATGCCATTGGTTCTCCAGCAGTTGATAGCTGCAACCGGGATTACAGTGATTGAATTTATTTTTGGATTGATTTTGAATGTATGGCTGGGGCTGAATATGTGGGATTACAGCAACATGCCGGGGAATGTTCTTGGTCAGATATGTCCTCAGTTCATGATCCTTTGGTTTTTTCTTTCAGCAGTAGGGATAATCCTGGATGATGTGATTCGATGGAGGCTCTTCGGAGAAGAGAAGCCACATTATCATCTTTTCAAGAAAGGACACCATAGGAAATGACAAAGTTGCAAATCATATCCCGGTTGTGGTCGCATGTCACAGACCTCCGGATGTTGATTCGTGAGCAAAGCAAGAAGACTCTGGAAGAGATAGAGTCTGAGCTAGATGCCACAGAATATTATTGCCGCCCGTATGCGGACGTCGATGATATAGAAGCATATCTGGAAGGAGGTGAGGACATGGAAGACGTGATTTCAAGAGCTGAGCACGAGGAGTTCAGAAAGAACATCGAAGCAGAGAACCATAGGCAGAACAGACGTATTGAGCTGCTGGAAGAAAACACAAAGCAGATCAACGCTCTTACGATTTCAGTTGAAAAGCTGGCACAGAGTATTGAGCTTATGGTTGGGGAACAGAAGCAACAGGGGAAACGTCTGGAAACCCTGGAGAACAGGGACGGGGAAATGTGGCGAAAAGTAACAGGCTATGTAGTAACAGCCATTATCGGCATCGTGCTTGGCTGGGTTGCCACACAGGTTGGAATGTAGTAGCATAGCCGCCAATATTTGCCTTTATAGCGTTTAAGCAATAATTTCCTCAGTCAAACAATTACAAACGCTACATGGAGCTATCAAGAGATTACAAAGCATAATAGGAGGTATCTACATATGGAATTATCAAATTTTTTAAGCCAAGTGCCAGTACCGGTTCTGATTCTGGTGATTGCACTGCTGGTGATCGTAACTGCTGTGGTTGTGTATCAGTATGCGAAAGCAAAAGGACTGGAGGGCATCCGAAAAGATGTATACGCTCTGTTCCTGGTGGCTGAGCATGAGATCAAAGGTACGAAACAGGGACAGCAGAGATTGAAGTGGGTTGTACAGCAGGCAAGAGGATTGCTGCCTAAGTGGTTGCAGACACTCTTGTCAGAAGACGCATTGATGAAGACTATTGACTGGTGGTTCAAGGAAGTTAAGGACCTTTTAGACGATGGAAAGGTAAATGGCTCTCAGAACTGATCGGAGAAGGGAGAGAGGAGCTATGGGCTTAAAAATCCTATTGGTGTACCTTTTGGGGATTTTGCTGTGTCAGCCGGTCTACATCTGGGGTATCCGGACACTGTGCCGGATGGAAGATGAAGACGAAGAACTATACTGCCAGGACAATGGCATGTACTATGAGCCAAACAAGCCGAATTACTCGCTTGTGATAGTGTTGCTGCTGATGGCAGGAATCTTCTGGCCGTTGGTAATTTTGTTTGCGGTGTTTGTTCCGTTGACATTTTTACTGATGGATAAGATGGGGCAGTTACATCCGAAAGATGATGATGAGATGGACCCAGAAGAGGACACATACTTATGACCGGGTAGGGAGAAATCCCTGCCCCTTTTTGCGAATGAAGGAGAATTTACAAATGGCAATAGAACGGAATACATACACAGATATTTTGTTTGACGCTTTGATGGCTGCCGGTTGCACGATACATGGTGCATGTGCGGCAATGGGGAACATTTACGCAGAATCAAAAATGAATCCCCGTAATCTGGAAAACCTTTGTGAGAGATTGCTGGGGTACAAATATACGGACGATACCTACACGGAAGCGGTGGACTCCGGAAAGATAACGAGAGTGCTATTCCTGCATCCGCTCGGAGATTCCAGGCAGTACGGTTACGGGTTCTGTCAGTGGACATCTGCCGGAAGAAAAGCCGGCCTTTACGATCTGGTCAAGTCCAGAGGAGTGTCCATCGGAGATGCGAAGACGCAGGCAGAGTACATGCTGAGCGAATTGCAGAAGAGCTATAAGAGCGTCTGGAAGGTATTGCAGACAGCGACCTCAGTGCAGGAAGCGTCCGATATCTTCTTAGTCAAGTTCGAGGCTCCGGCGAATGTAGGTTCGGCAGTGAAGAAAACAAGGGCTTCTTACGGGGAGCAGTATTTAAAGATTTACCAGAATCAGAAGAAGGAGGAAAACAAAGTGAGCAAAATTGAAAATGCAGTAGCAAGAGCAGAGGCAATCGCCCTGGACGATTCACATGGTTACGACCAGGTAGACCGTTGGGGCAACCCAAACTATGATTGTTCCGGGCTGGTTATCAATTGCCTGGAAAACGCCGGAATCCCAGCAAAACAGAAGGGTGCAACATACACTGGTAATATGCCGGAAGTTCTGCCGAATATTGGATTCAAGAATGTGATCGCATCTGTGAATCTGTCAACCGGAAGTGGAATGAAGCGAGGAGATGTTCTCCTTGGCAACGGTCATACAGCCTTCTATTGCGGAAATGGGAAGCTGGTGCATGCAAGTATCAATGAAAAAGGAACCACGACAGGAGGAAAGTCTGGAGATCAGACAGGTAGAGAGATCTGCATCCGGAGTTATTATAACAAGCCGTGGAAGTATGTTTACCGATATACTGGAGAGGTCAGCAATGCTGGTACAGTGAGCGTAAGGAACTATCTTCAGAAAGGAGATTCCGGAGATGCAGTAAAAGAGATGCAGAAGATGTTGATCGGCTGCGGATATTCTTGCGGCAAGTCCGGAGTGGACGGCTCCTTTGGCGGAGATACCGAAAAAGCTCTGCTTGCATTCCAGGAATTTTATGCGTTAGAAGTGGATGGAAAATACGGACCGGCAAGCAAAGCTAAACTGACCTCTGTATATAACAACAAACAGAGTGCATCTGCACCAGAGGTTGCGAAGAGCCCTCAGTATACAGTCGGAAAAGCATACACACTGCAGGTAGAATTGAAAGTGCGTACTGGTCCTGGAACAAATTATGCTGCCAAGAAGCATTCACAGCTTACGGCAGACGGACAGAAGCACGATAAAGACAATGACGGTTGCTTGGATGCCGGTACAGTTATCACCTGCAAAGAGGTGAACGTAGTCGGTAACGATATATGGATTAAGGCACCGTCCGGATGGATGGCTGGATATTACAAAGGACAGGTATTCATCAAGTAAGAAAGCTTTTAATGGCAAGGAACTAAGAAACTAAATACACCTCTTTTGGTCAAGGATAATATGTCACACACGCCCTGGGTATCTTCGGATGCCTGGGGCGTTTTTTATTTGCTGAAAATGAGCGGTTCAGATAAAAGATTTTTTGTCAAGAAAAATAATGAACAAAAATGTAGAGCCACTTTTGACGAAAAGCGTCCCAGTGGATTAAAGAGAAAGTCTGCATACACTCCTTCACCAAAAGCAAAAGAGCCATAAAAAGCAAATTACAGCTTTCTATGGCATATCGGAATATTACAAAAGAGGTTACAAGTGTAATCAGTTTCTTCCTTATTATAAAGTGACTGAAAATGTGATGTCAGTAATGACATACGCAATGATTGAAAAATGACTTTTGAAACAGGAATTTTCTCTATCATTTGACATGAGTTAAAATCTTCATTGCCCGGAAGAATGTAAAAACATATCTGGACAAATACGCTGAATGACTGGAAAAATGATATCACAATGACGGTGCTATATAATAAAATAAAAAATATAAATATTATATATAAATATATATGTGTGCTTTGTCACAAATGACGTCCCATTTTCAATCATTCATAGCTTCACTTCTTATTGCTTCATAAAGACCAAAGTAGTCAACCTTCCTTGGTTGAAGAGACAGCAAAGACTGGAAAGTAATTGTTTTCTGATTCGGGACCTTCTGGTCTAATATCTTTGTTGCAATCACGTAAAAATCCCATAATGATAAATCAAGTATGTTCTGTTCTCGGCTCATGGCAGTCCAGACACAGAACACGTACACGTCTGAGTGCCGGCAGTATTGAGAATCGGCTGAGTAGTTTCCAGAAGCGTCCAGCGATTTTGCTGGGGCTATACGGAAAGAGATTCTTGCCGGATGTTCGCTCTCCCAGGCTTGTATGTATGCGGAAGATTTAACTTCTACACGTATGCCGTCCGGACTGAGCAAATCGTATGCATCCATAGAAACCCGAAAATTTGTTCGGGGGGGGGTAATACCGGATTGAGTATTCATTGCCTCCAGGACTATAAACTCTGCAAAAGCTCCACGGTTCACGTTCCGGATTAAGTCAGAGTAAGCCCATGACCAGAAATCCAGGACAGAGCTGCCGAGCTCCTTATCTTTAAAAGTCAGCTGTTCGCTGCCATCGTACATAAGACCACCTCACACGTTTTTCTTAAGCATAGCAAAGTGAGTAACGAAAAACAATTACAAATTGTAAAAATAATGCTTGACTGCTCTGCGCTCATGAGTGCTACGATTACGCCACGAAAACAAAATACATTCAAAAAAGGAGAAGATATCATGAGATATAAAAAAGAAAACGACAACAGATACAGAGTAAATTTTATGATCGCAACAGAAAAGCTTATGGATCGGCTTGCAGTTAAAGAGTTTATTTCTTACCTGGAAGAAAATGCAGAGTTTGAAGATGAAACCCATGAATATATTGACGGTAGAATAGTTACCTGCAAAGCATATGACTTGAAAGAAGAAAATAGCAATCTTCATAAAGAGTTTCTTGTAACAGAAGATGGCAGAGTATTCTACTGGAGAACTTTGATGGATAAAGTTGAACTTGTTGATGAAGACCAGAAGAAAAGTGAAAGGAGCGAAAAAGTAATTCGAACAAGAGCCAACAGAACAGAGAAAGCTACATATCGCAACAACCGGAATGAGCATAAATTCATAGATGTTGTTCACCATGGAGACGGTCATTACTACATGATCCAGTACATAAAGCATGAGCTTCCAGAAAGAACAGTTGTCAATTATATGGGAACCAGATGCGGGCATAAGCAGAAGTTCCGGATCGGGAAAGCAACGCTTATGGGAATCCTGGAAGATTATACGAAAGTTGAGGAGGCATAGAGATGAACATTCATAAGAGCATCATGGAACTGAGCAGCAAGGCAAAGATGCAACAGACAGTGGCATCAGCTTTGAGGATTCTGGACGAGTATGAGTTCCAGAGCGCAAACATCACAGAAGCGATTGAACTTCTGAAGAAAGAAGCGGAGAAACTTGACGGTGAGATTGAAGATCTCATGGACAGTGCGGCTGGTGGAAAATTAGATTTTGAGAAAGCGTTCGAGGAGGAATAGAGATGGCAAGATATAGAGAGTTCAGAAAGATTGAGAGTGACATGGTAAGAAGCATGTGCATTAGAGAAAGCTATTACACCAGAGGAGATGTGGATGCATACACGCATCTGCTGGTTGATCTTTGTGATTTCGAGAAAGAAGTCACGATGGATGAACTGGAAGAGATCACGGAAGATATCCTGGAGCACTCAGATGTCAATAGCTTCTGCGGACAGTATGGCTGTTCAGAAGAGGAGCTGTTTCAGAGTACATTGTGGAAGCTGATTAACGAGTGCTGCAAGACATTCGTGGAAAGAAATTGATAAGGAGGTATGCACGATGAATAGACCGGAGTTTCTCAATACAGTAACGATTGGACAAACCAGACAGAAATACAGAGACAACGTGAAAGCCCTGGATAACATTTCCTTATTGGTTTCAACCGGAAGTCTTGAGGAAATAAAAGAGATTGCCGGAGAGACCTATATCAATAGAGCGGTAACTGAGCTGCTGATCCAGCAGGAATACATCCGTGAACGTGAGAAAGAAAACTGGGGATGGGATAGGGATGTTGCTGATTTCAGCAAGCAAGGGAGCTGCATATTAAACTGTAACAATAATGCTTGACTGCCTCCGAGCCAGCCTGTTACGATAACGATACGATAAATTATTACCATTGATTTATCGGAATTTATGGAAGGAGGATAGACCAGTGGGAAAGAAGAAACATCCGGAAACGGACAAAGAAAAAGAACTGTTGGAAAAGTGTTTGCTTAAAATGCAAATTGCCGCCACCATCACTGAGGTTATTGTTGGAGCAATAACTGGTATATCAGCATTGGTAACGGCAACCGTTCATTGGTTCAAGTAGACTGCATTTAGTAGCCACTCAAAGGCTTGGGAGCTTAGCTCCCTTGCCCTTTGAGTTTAGCATAAAGGAGGTTAGAAGTAAATGAAAAAATCTGAAATGAGAAATGAGATTCAGAAGGCGAAAGCGAGTACATTGCAGAAAGTCGGAAGATGGGTGTTGCTGCTTATGATGGCTGAGATTATTGCCTGGAATGTGAAGGGAATGAACCCGTTCCTCCTGGTGGCGATTCTGGCAACGTGCTTAGTAGAAGTGGCGGTCTGCATGATTACGCTGAAAGAGCTTGGAAAGCAGAATAGAGAAAGAAAGTAGAAAAAGATTGCAGTCACTGAGGTGGCTGTAATTTTATGCCCGAAAACTGGGAGAAAGGAGAAAAAAGATGGGAAGATTGAAACATTATCAGCATTGCGAAGTAATCATAGCTCCAGAAGATAACGAAGCAACATGCACAGTTGGTGGCTGCAAGGATGAAATGGTACACCAGGAGTTGAAGAAATGCAATTCTAGAAATGAGCTTGGAAAGCAGAATAATGGTAAAAGGTTTCTGACCGATAAAGAAATCAAAGCCCTGGTAGAACAGTTTGTGAAGGATGATGATATAATCGCACAGACCTATGAGGAGATTGCGAAGAGAAGGAAAGATAAGAACTTTCAGTACAGCCTTGTGAAGCAGGGAGTGTCAATGACAATCGTTTCCAGATTCTGCGACATGGGAATTGCTAGACCGAGTGCAATGAAGCTTGCAATGGGAGTAGTGAATATCCTGTATGATCTGTATGTGGCAGAGGGCCAGGTAAAAGCTGAGACAGAGTGGAAAGAAGAAAAGATTGTTGATGCAGTCGAGACACCAGTTACGGATCCAGCGGATAGCGAGGAAGAAGAAAAGATAGCAGAGGAAGCCCCTGGGATTCCGGATAAGCTCCAGGAGGACGTTAAGAAGATTGTGGTATCTCCGAAAAGCCTCACTCTGGAAGACGCCGTAATAGAGGCAGGAAAGATTAAGAGCCTTATGGAAATGATGGATAGCTATTATTACGATTATCTGTCACCGGATGCCAGTGAAAAGATGCAGTCGTTCTACTGTGTGTTTGATATTTTGAAGAAGAGATACGAAGAGTTTGAAGATGGTTTGCAGCACATTATCTACGGATAAAGCGTGGCTGCAATTTTTTTGCCCGAAAATGTAAAAACATTGCTTGACAAAGTACGCAAATGTAGACTACGATAACGTCACGATAAACAATTACAAAACAAAGGAGGGCACGAAAGTGACAGTTAATGGTAGAAGAAAATTCGTAAGCAACACAGGAAAAAGATATTTTGTATGTGATATGTGCAAGCAGGATATCAGAGGGGAAGAAAAATACAACCTGGAGGTCGAGAAAGACGGAAAATCAAGATTGTGTTACGGACCATTCCTGGAGCTTCTGAAATTTAAGACCATTAAAGAGGCACAGAGATACGTTCTCTACAATGAAATTGCAATCGAGACAATGTGGTAGGAAGGAGAAAAGCTATGTATGTAAGAAAGACAGTAGATACCTGGGTGCTGGAAGGAAATTATGGATTTGGTTGGGAGTACATCTTGACAGAGTACACCAGAAAAGAAGGGGTGGAAAGACTCAGAGAGTACAGAGAGAATCAACCGCAGTACCCAGTAAGACTTATCAAGAAGAGAGAAAGAAAGGAGAATGTAGCATGAGCAATGTTTCAAGATTAACACCGGAGCAGATTGAAGCCCTAGCAAAAGAAATCAGAGAATACCTCCTGGATAACGGGATGTGGCAGGATGTAAACATCTATTTCAACGGAAAGAGGTTCACGACATGTGACCGTGAGACAGGAAAGTGCCATTACAACGATAGAGAGCATCTGCTCGAGGAAGAAGACCAGGATCCGAGAAATTACTTTGAGTATGTGAATCCAAATCATATCCTCAGTATGAGCTTTGAAGGACCGGTATGCGAGATGCTTTACTACGATGAATACCCGGAGATCAGAAAAGGCTTTGACAAGATTTTTGAAAAGTATGGATTGTATTATGAGTTCGGGCATCACTGGAACTTCAGTTGCTATTACATTTGAGAAAGGAGCAGGGAGATGGAAGAAACAAGATATGCAGATACGTTCATTTATGTGCCATCGGTAAGAGAGATTGTTATGATTGCTGAAGAGAATAGAACAAATCTGTTGGATGAAGACGAAGCTGAAGGTTATGTGGATTATATCTATTACGATCAGCATGAGCTGAGTTATGGTATGCCGGAATGTGATGGAGGGCAAGTAATGCTGACGGAGCTGTTCAGGGATAAGTTCAGCAGCACAGAAGATGCGATACCGGCAGTGCTGGATATGGCATATGGAGATAAGAATCTGAAGTATGTGATTTTAGGGAAAGGCAGTATCACATGCAAAGTATAAACAACGAGCCGAAAGTGGCAAAAAAGAAAGCAAGAAATTAGAGCGTTACTGGTAAACCAGTTGCTAATAGATTTAGAAAAAATGGAGGATTTTGAAATGAGAGAAGCAATCGTAAAAGAATTAGTTGGAGCAGTAAAGAAAATCGCAGGAAACGGATATTTAGTAACAGCACAAGAGACAACAAAAAATAACGGAGTTAAGATGTTTGGCATCGAAATCGGAAAGCCAGAGGAAACGGTTGTTCCAAGACTCTATGTGGATGGAATCGTAGACAGAGTGGAGGATGGTTTCATGACAGTTGAAGATGCTGCAAAGGAAGTGTTTGAGATGTATCAAAACATTGAAACACCGGAAATTGAGATGAATGTAGAAAAGTGGATTGACAGAAAATTCATCCTGGACCACGTAGAATATCAGCTTGTGAATGCTGAGAGAAACGCAGAAAAGCTTAAAGATATTCCAGGAAAGAAAATTGCAGACTTAGTCGCAATTTACAGAGTGGTTGCGAGCGCGGGCGAGGACGGTATGATGAGTTATGTCTTAACGAAAGTGATCCTGGATAGATCAGGGATCAGCTTCGAAGAACTGGATGAAGCTGCAAAGAAGAATACAGAAAAGTCCGGATTTTCTGTGAGAACGATGAGTGAAGTTATGTGTGAACTGATGGGAGTAAATGTCGGTCAAGAAATTGAAGAACCAGATGGTCCTCAAATGTATATACTTACGAACGCCAGAAAGCTTCACGGAGCAAATATCATGCTTTATAAAGAGTACCTTGAGATCGCAGCGGAGAAGATGAATGGAGATTTCTACATCATTCCTTCAAGTATTCACGAGTTGATCGCAGTTCCGGTTTCAGCACAAGGACTTGAGGAGTTGAGAGAGATGGTCAAAAAAGTGAACGACAATCAATTGACACCGGAAGAAATCCTGGGATACGAAGTCTATAGATACAACAGAGAAACTGGTGAAGTTGAGGTGGCTGTGTAAGCAACTGCCCGGTCAAGAACCAGCAGAGAGATATTAACAGGTTGGAGGTATAAACAATGGCAGATAGAAGCAACAAGGCACTGAATGAAGCAATCGGGCAGATGATTCGGATATGGGACGGAACGATTCACGGCCAGACGATTAAGAATATGTATGAGAATGGCACGGACTACGAAAGTATCTGTGATGTAGCTGGAATCGATTACGAAGATTACCGGGAGGCGTAAGGCGTGGAGAAAATGAAGATTGTAGGAGAAATTAAGCACAAGAAGTCTGGAAAGAGAGTCGTTGTTACAGAGGAAGCCGTAGACGATATCATGCGTTCGGCACTTGAAGGAGGCATTGTTTACTGGTGCAATGCAGCTAAGGTCCCGGCAGATAAGATGGTAGCATCCTGGGGACATGAGCAGATTGCTAGAGGAGGAGAGCTGAAAATCCATGTTTGCGAACCGTTTGACGATGAAGACACAGAATGGTACACACTGAACAAAGAAAAGTTCATGAAGGGGCTTGAAATGTATTTGCATGATCCTAGATACGAATGCCTTGAGAAAGACGTAAGCAACAGATACTATACGATAGATACGACATGTATTGATGCTGGATGCGCAGATACGATCATCCAGTATGCATTGTTCGGAGAGGAAGTCTTCGGATAATTTTTTTGCCAGATGGTAAGCAAATGCGTACCGTGAGTTAAGAAGCCTATCTTGAGGAATAACCGGTTCTAAAAGAATGAGCAGCATACATTTCTTCAGAACCGGTTGCTTAGCGGCTAAAAAAGAAAATAAAGGTGGAAGGGGATAATATATGACATTAAATGAACAGTTGAAAAAGTTGATTGAAGAGAATACCACGCAAGCAGAGGTAGCAAAGAAGATGGGAATCCATCGTCAGACGCTGAATGATTCACTTAGAAGAGACATGAGACTCACGAAGTTTGAGAAGATTGTTGATGCCCTGGGATACAAGGTCGTGTTCGTAAAGAAGTAGTATTGCGAGAGTGCTCAAAAAAATCGAAAAACTTGTAAAAACATTGCTTGACAAAGTAAGCAGATGCAGATTACGATAACGTCACGATAAACAATTACAAATCACAAGGAGGAAACGATATGAAATTTACAAAGAAAATGGTTGAGGTTATTGAAAGACAGATCGGCAGAAAGCTTACAGCAGATGAAATAGAAAGAGGAGCAGTTAAAGAGACAGTCAAGACTTGGAGCTCTTCAAAAGTCGTATCAATCAGAAGAGGGATGGACAAGAAATTACATATCGAAGGACAGTTTGTTGGTGATTCATATGTATATCAGAGAGCAACATTCAATGCACCGGATAAGAAATTTGAGCAGGCAGTTAGAGCATAAGGGGTAAGCGAGGAGGAACAGATCAGATGATGTATTCAGAATTTTTGAAAGGAACCGGAGCACCGGAAAATTCAAAGACATATGAGCAGTTCTTGAAGATTGAGCAGATTTACATGGATTGCGATCACATGTCAAAAGAAAAGGCGTATCGCCTGTGGAAAAGCACATACGGAAAGGAAGCTAAACTGGCAAAAAAGGAAAGAGAAGAAAGAATCAGCCGTCTTGCGATGCCAGAAGAACAGTATCAACAGCTTCCGAAGCCAGACCAGATCAGAATTGGGAATGAGTTGCATGAACTGTTTTGGAATGCTTATTACAACCGGGACAATTCCACTTGCCAGGTGAGCAAAGACAATATGTGCTTCATTGACCGGTTCGGAATCGTCTGGTTTGTAAAGAGAAGAGATGTTAGATGGTTCTGTTATGACTTATTCGCATACAGTGATGGAAAAGTTATTGATGCAAATTATTGTGAGAGATGAAAGGAGAAACGGACATGAGCAAAAAGAAATTTAACGAAGCGGAGTTTAAGGAGTTCTGCAAAGAAGCAATCCCACATATTGAGGCATTACAGAAGCTTCTGGAGGAAAGAGACATGGAGAACCTGGGGAGTTTGGCTTTTAGCGCAGACGGGTATGTAACATTCAGCGTGTATGATACTGGATGGGAGCTTGGAAGACCGAGAAAAGGTGAGTTCACTGTGAGACATGAAATTGGATTGGAGGAGAAGTAAGCATGAAAACTTTAGATGTCAAGACCAATTACCGGACGTACAAAGAATGTTTTCTGAGAGTTGAAAGATACTGGCATGATGGAAGCATTTCATTGACAATCTGGAATCAGAATGATGGTTGTGTTGCAAGAGTGACAACTTGCTTAGTCGATCATTCGCTGAGGGAAGATGAAGCATATGTGGATGCGAATAATTGCCCGTGGGCGGTGGCATTCCTGGAAAAGAATGGATTTGCTAAAAGAACTGGAAAGAAAAGAAGAAGTGGTTATTGCGAATATCCATTGATGAAGTTTGACACTACCAAGATGCTTATGTATGAGGAGGTAAGATAAGATGGAAAGTTACAGAGAGTTAAGAGAAAGACAGCAGAAAGAATTCAACGAACTGCCGTTAGGGTTTGCATTTTCAATGGAGCAGTTCAGAGGAATGATGGAGAGATGGGGGCTTGATCCGGAGAAGGACCAGGACAAGCTCTATCGGATTCCGGGTGGCGGCTTCATCCAGAAGAAAGACCATAAACACTTCCACGAAGTTGCTGATCGACACGCTGCGGAACTGGAAGCGGCTAAGAAGTCAGACACGGACGGGACAGGATTCTTGTACCAGATGTTCCTGTATGAGCTGGATAACCATGAGTATGGATACACCGGAGATCTTGAAGATACGCTGGATTGCCTAGGATTGACTTGGGAAGAACTGAAAGCGTCACCGGTAATGCTGAAAGCTCTGGA